CTAAATAAGCTTATTATACAGATTGCCCTGTAGTTTTATCAGTTCGATCATACCATATTCTATTTCTTCAGGTGTGCCGGCTAAATCTTCGGGATAGGCTTCGAACTCATATACCTGTGTGTGGTAATTGATAACCGGGGCATCAATAATGCCTTCTGACACAAACTTTAAAGGAGTGGTACGACCTAACGGTTTTCTTTCAAGCATCTTTTGAATTACAAAATGATAAAGAAACCGTTTTAAACCTGAATCACGTTGCATCGATATATTCGAAGCATCAGGCATTTCATCAGTAATAGTGTGTAATGTCAATGTTACCAGGCGTGGATTTTTTGCACCTTGACCTGTCAGCTGGTAGTCAACAAACATAGCCGGTAAAGAAAAGTATTCGTATAATCCTGGATCTAACGGTTGTGAACGGTATATATCGATGAACCAGTCTGAACTTAATTCATATTTATCAAACAATGCTTTGCTTTCTTCGAATCGTTTATATAAATTCAGTAGTGTAAGTATCATAATGTTTTATTTTAAAGCACGGACAAAGCGTGCTGTTACGTGTAATTCTATTCTTCGTGCAAGCGTATAGCTGTTACCTATGAAACGCCTGGAAGGTATCTTTAAATTCATTTTTCGGGTATGAGCCTTGACCGTATAATCTTTGATTGTTTGAGCCTTTATACGTTCTGCACGTCCGTTCCGATTCCTGGTGTATGCTTTTCTCCTATGCGACTTTATCGTATGAGATTTCACATTCACCGTTTTATTGATTTCACCGCCTTCGTTGTGTATTTCAGCATATGGTACATCAGTGCCAATAATCACTTGTTCTGTTGTAGCCTTTATCTTCCTGATACTCTTTTTCAATCTGCCGGTATCAACCAGTAATGTCTGGCTTCTTCTTCCGGGACGCTTATTTTTTCGTGGTTTCCATTTATGTTTGGTTTCATCCAGCCAAGCCTGATCCCTGAAGCGCTCTTTACTGAAGTTCTCGGCAATAGTTGCTATTTCGGGCGGTAACCTTCTGTAAGTTTCCAAAATAGAATCAATCCTGCGTGTAAAATCCGATATATCTACCTTGTTACTCATAAGCAATTTACATTGAGGTTTCAGCACTTCTTACCACACGCATAAATACTTCGGTCATTTTGCGTTCAAATTCGTCTGTACTCATATTATTGAAAGATTGGTGTGTTGGTGAAAAACTTTTGATAAAACTATCTATATTGATAGTTATATTCTTTGTCTGGCTGTTGCCTTTAATACCTCTTGCTCCATCGGCAATGGATGAATTCGTATTATCAGGCATTATTGCATCTGGACTGGTTGGCCCTGAACCAGTAGGCACACCGGAAAAGTCACCATCGTCGTCAGCTGATTCAACCACAACCCTTTGTTTGATTTCGCCAATATCAGGCAACTTAAAGTTGCTGATTTTGTCTTTAACTCCATTTACATTAAATGTAAATACATCATACATCAATGAACCTATTTCAGTAAGAAATTCTTTTAACCAGACAAGATAAGGGCGTATTGTATTATACAATTTCTTAAAGCTGAACTGAACACCAGTTACTTTTGTTATCCAGTTCTCAAACTTGGATAGAAGTATAGACACATTTGATATTGTGTTTTTGACTAAATTAATAACAAGGTTGAAACCTATTGTTGAAACATTCCACAACCATTCAAACACAGCGCCTATGCCGCTCAATAAATCCCTGAACATTTGAGAATTATTATATAAGTCTTTCCAATATTGTATGATTCCCAGAATTTTATTACCAATGGCTGAAACAATAGGTAAGAACAATTCGCCTATCTTAATCATTTCAACTTTAATCTGGTTTTGTATGATCTTCCAGCTTTCCATTGGTGTTAATGAATCAGCATAGGCTTTTTCAAGTGAACCAGCAGAATTTGTTGTTGCATCAATAGCTTTCTGTAAAGCTGGTATATCCTGCATTAAAGAAGAAAAACCTAATGAACCCATCTGATCAAGGCCTAACTTATCAAACTGAATCATACGTTGTTTATCAGACAGGCCTGCCATTTTCTGATTTAGTTCTGTAACAATCTGAAGGATAGGTTTTATTTTCTTTGTTGTTGGATCGAAAACATCAATACCGATTGATTTAAACCCGGATACATATTTACCAGTAGCTTTATCAATTTGACCTATGGCAACACGCTGTGATGATAAGGCTCTCATAATACCCTGCAATGCTGTTGTGGATTGTTCTGTACTTAAACGGCCTGTAAGCATTGCATAAGCGCCAGCAACTTGTTCGAGTTCGTAACCGACATTTTTTGCTAGCGGTATGACTTTTGGCAGATATTGTGCAATGTCCTTAAATTCAGCATTCCCTTCTTTTACAGTTTCAAACAAGATATCATATACGCGTTTTGCGTCGTAACCAGTAGCCATCATTACAGAAGTTGCTGCACTAGCGGCTATTTCAATGTCAGTAAAACCCGCTTTTGCAGCACGTAAAGTCGGTTCAAGTGTGGCCAATGAATCATTTACACTTAGACCTGCAGATATGATACGGTTAAAAGCTTTGGGTACTTCTTCCAGTGGTGCAACATTGCGGCCTCCTATATCAAGTAGCTTATCAGACAATTTACCAAGCTTGTCTTTTGAAAGTTCGGCTGTGACGTTTATTTCAGCCATCTTTTCATGCCACTCATTGGCCTTTAATGTACACATGGTGACAGCTCCAGCTAATGCTACAACTGCAGCAGTAGCCAAAACATAGGGATTGGATAAAAGTGTAACAGCTCTGGCAACACCAGGAACTTCGTCTTTAATTGCTCCAAATAATTTGGTGTTTTCTATGCTGAATGCTTTTAATTTATTCTGCATATTTCCAGTTGCACGTTCAATCTTTTTTTTAGCCTTATTTAAACCGACATTCAGTTTATCTTTAATTTCTATAAGTAATTGTAATTTAGCTAATCCAGCCATAATCTTTGTTTATTTAAATAATGTTTGTATATTTGTGGTGTTCAGGGATACGTCCCAGGGCTCCCAAAAGCGATGGTGTATTTATGTACATCATCGCTTTTGCCTTTTATACTGTACTTTTTCGTTATTATTTATCAACCATATATCACTATTGTTGTTAGGGTAGTGCTTTAGATGTCCATTTACAATGCGATAGGCATCATTTATATCCATACTATCTGGTATGCAAATAAATACTGTGTCTGCCTGGGCTATACCATGTTCGACAGCATGCTGAATTGAACGTTTACTGCCAGACGGGATTTCTATTTCTGCAACTTTCTTGTTGTAAAGAATATCAGCATTTTTTGTTGGAAACTTATCCAAATACTCTTTTGGGTAATATTTCTTTCTTGCATCCATATTATTTTCAGAAATAATAGGCATCAGTTTTACTTTTGCATCCGGTTCTTTTTTCAGTAATGTTGTAACTGCATTAATGTTTTTGCCTAACTCTTTTTCTCCATGCAACGGGTGTATTTCGAAATGGCATCCATTTACCTTTATATCAATAAATGTATTTTCCGGTGGTAGATATGCCAGTGCTTTGCTTATTTCGGCTTTTGGTACACCATTGTAATAGGGATGGTTTTTAGGATAAATCAGGCCTGTTTTAGCCAGGTTTGTTTTAAACATTTTGGGTATATCCACAACAGGAATATCTTTATCAGGTGTTACTTTTCCGTAACCTTCGAGTGATTGCACTACTTCGCATCTGCAGCCCCAACCGTTTGGCGGGTAATGGGTAATCCAGAAGCTATCATTAACAGGCCGTATAATACCATCCAGTACCTGGTGTGATGCACGTACATGATCGTCACCAACAGTCTGATATTTCAGGTTTGGTATAATGCCAGCTTCTTTTTCAAATTCAACCCATCGTGCAGCATTTTGCGATGAAGAAACCGCAAAATTGTACTCGGTTCTTAACCAGGTTTCATTGTATTTGTCAATGATACCTTCAGCCGCTTGTTTGAAATCTTCAAACTCACGCAACTTGCCGTTGTCGTCTTTCAGTAACAGCGTTAAATCCCGCATTTCCTGATAGCTTTTCGCACCACTGAAATGCCATACATCACGCACCAGGCGCGTCAACATTTCAGCATCAGGCGTCGTATAATCTGCAGCAACCTGGTAGGAATCAATCACACGATCTGACAGCGTTTTTACAGTAAGGTCAAGCAAGCTGTCCAGATCTTCACCCTTCATAGCCCTTTCAATGATGGATGATCTTAGTTTGTCCAGTTCATCGATGTAACCTGATGGTAAATCTGCTTCTGCTGTTGGGTGCGTTCCTTTGCAGTGAGGGCAATCATCAACGTATAATCTGGGAACATAGCCAGCCCTTACTTGTTCCCTTACTGAAAATTTGCAGAAAAGCCTGTATTTAATGGGTTTTGTACCTGTTTTTTGCCAGTGATAGGTAAATTGAATGTTTTAACCAGTTCGTCAATATCCAATTCATAACCTGCTTCAATTGCACCTTTGGTTATTTCCCATTGCTGGTTGAGTGTCAAATCTTCTGTTTCGTCAAATACAAATTCCATCGTATCCGGATTAAACGGAAAGCCTAAACTGTTGAGAATCGGAAAAAGCTGATCATTGACACAGAAAATCATATTACGCCTGTCTGATTGTGCAATCTTATCATCAAGCGTTTCAATATGTACCTGTGTTTGTGAACGGTTTGCACCTTCATCTAAAATTGTAGTTGAACCAACGAAGCGTTTGCTTACCTGGTTATCCTGAAGCTTTGCATTCTCAATGTAGGTTTTTTCAGGATTACCAGCGTTTGCCAGATCATGCACTGTGATTGTAGTGCCTGTTGGAAGTACACCAGTACCAGAATCACCCAGTTCTACCAGTGATTTGGATATGCGTGGAGCTTCAGCTTTATTATTGGTTGTGGCTGTAATCAACGGTTTGCCAAACCGTTCAGAAAATTCAGCATAGGCCTGCAGCGCATCACGTTTCCAGATAACATTGGGAATAACATCATTGACCAAACCAAACTTACTGGTGTGCATGATTTCGATTATATTGGGTACTTCATTGTAATTGACAAAAGCACTTCCAGATACTTCAATGTACATACGCCCCAATTGAGGACAAATATTTCTGCGTGGAATAAGCTTAAATATCGGTTTGTCGTTTACCCTGAAAAATTGTGCAATGGTATATTTCCGAAATACAGAATCAAGCGCGCTATCAAGAAACTCATAAAACCATTGCTTGTTCAGAAAGTCGGTTTGTTCATCCAGCGTTTCTTGTGTTTTCTTATCCCGGACATAAAATCTATGATTGAGCGTTGCAGATTTACGCACATCAATAACAGATGCAAGGTGTGCATCCAGTATCAGATCATCAATCAAGTCCTGAAGCAAGTACCAGCGTGGATCATCAGGGCTTTCAGCAGCTGTGTTTGAATCACGCCATTTGGTAATATTCTTTCTGCTTCGATCCTGAAATTCCTGTGCGATCTGTAAAACTATATCATTAACCAGTTTTTGTTTATCTGCAGTAGCAGCAACTGGTGATTTTCTTAAAAAGTTAAATAAACCCATTTGAAAAAATTAAGAATTAAAAATTAAAAATTTTGCAAAGCAGTAAAGCTGTTTTAAAGTGTTTTTAATTATAGATTGAATCCACTACACTCACCATCGTTGGTTTTCTTGAGGCCTGCTGTTAATTATTACCTCGCTGTATTCATTGCCATCTTCATCGACCAAAGCCGGCAGTTCCGGGATGGTGTCACCATTACCGACATCTTTAAGCCAGTCAAGTGCATCCTGGTAACGATCCTGCCTGTGTTGTGGAATATCTTTCATGCCTGTCTGGCTGTACAGGTGATACAGTGCTATATCAATGGTTATGGTTACAATCCATTGATCACGCGTATCGGGGTCACCCGGTATTACTGCTGTGAATATTTTGTCACAGTCATATCTTTTGGCAATCCGGTTGCGTATCTGCCTGATGGCTGTATTTTCGGCTCTAACCAGTTTAGCACTTTGATAAAATTCTTGTGCAGTAAGTAGGCGTATTATTTCCTGCTTAATCTGCATATCGTAATCGGATTCAAGTATAAATCTTGGCATAATTAAAAGCGGTTTTTACCCTGTGTTCTGGGTGTTGTTATTATTTCAAATTTTTCTATAAAAGTCGCTTTGTTCAGTTCAGCAATGGCAGATTGTAAAGCATCAGGCCCGTCATCGTTTGCACCACTCCCTTTTTCAAATGCCAGTAACTGATCAATCAGGTTGATGATATCGGTACTGTTTTTCAAAGCTTCATTAAAGAATACATTCAGGCGTTCAAAGAAACCTGCCATGCTTTCAATACGATCATATTTATTGCCTTTGCTTTGTTTGTCTGCAACTACTGGCACATAGTAACCACGCTGATCACCTTCCTGGTCGAAATCATTTATAAATTCATCCTGAGCAAAAAGGCCTTCAATCAGGTATGAGATATTGTATTTGTTCAGTTTCAGCCTTTCATACAAATCATACAACCACACAGCACATGCAGCACGTGAAGTTTGCCTTACAAAAGCATCTATGATGTGAAATTCACGCCCGATCTTTCCAACCAACACAAGTGCTTTGTAGTCTCCTTTGTCTTTATAGGATAAGTCACCATACAATACCAGGCTGTCATACCTGTGTAATGGCAGTATTCTTTTATATTGTATCCATTCAGGATTGAATATAGTACCATCAACCAACGGTGTACACATATATTCACGCATCCACGACCTGAAAGGTGTTGATGCTCTCTTTTCCTTCCAGTATTGAGCCGTATATTTGCCAGGCCAGGACGGTGTGAAATCTTCATCCAGGATAGCCTTTGTTTTGACATGAAAGAATGTTTTAGGCAGGTTTTGTTCTTTGGCCTGTTTGTTGGCAATAACGGATAATTCAACCAGCTTTGCCATGATTGAATTTTTGTGTATCAGGTTATTGTTAAAAATAAACCTTTCATTGCCTTTGTCGAAACAACCCCAAAGCGTGCCAGTAATGTAGTCTACAGCTTCACGTATCAGGCGATCATTGTTACACCTTTTCAGTGTATCAATATCATCCACTACAATTAAGTCAGGCCTGTGTTCACCATTTCGCAAACCACGCGGATCCTGTCCGAAACCCAAAGCCATGAATTTTACACCATCTTTTGTTGTAAAATTACCTTCAGCCCAATCACCATGTTGAAATTGTTCACCGTAATCATTAATAAGCCGTTGGTTATGCTTCAGTTCAGCCTGGATATCGGCTAATAATTCTATGGCTTTATCTTCTGTTTGACCGATAAGAAGCATGAACCACATTTCTTTTTTAACCAATGCCAGGTATAAGGACAATCCTACAACAGTTCTGACAGATTTAGCTGATCCACGAAAAGCATCATTCAGTAGCTTCAGAATCTTATTCTTGATTACTATATCATCTATTTTCAGATGAAAAGGTGCGCTTTCACAAGTTGCATAGTGTTTGAAATGATGTTTCCACCATCGGTCAAAATCAGCTTCAAGATGCTTGATACGCTTATATTTTTGTTCAAGCGTTTCGTGTATATCAAAGTAAGCTGCTTTCTGAATCCTCTTACAGCTTTCATCATACGATCTTAATATCTTATCGAAATTAGTTGCTGCCATTTTCCTGCCCTATTTTGTACACTAAAAACATTCTGTGATACTGTGTCATTTCAGCAGCAAGCCTTGGTTCACGTTCACTGACAAAGTTGTCCAATTCAACCAGGATATCACGGCAAACTGCAGGGCTGGCTTTCTTACTTATGTAATCATAGCCTTTCATTATTTTGCTTAATGAATCAGCATCAATTTCCTTTATTTCGTTACCTGCAGCGTCCTTTCTTACTTCACCTTTCATGATGCGCATAGCAGCTTGCAACAGTTCTTTTTTCAACTGTGTCGGTCCTGTGTCAAACAATAGTTTGGTTTCATCCCAGCCATACTTATCCCGCCAATCATAAATGGTTTTAATATTGCGTTCCAGTTCATCAGCAATTGCTTGCGGTGATAAACCTTTTTCTACATAAAGCCACTCAGCATGCTTCTTTTCACTTGGGCTTGCCTCTTTCTTTTTTGTCTTTTCTGCTATTTTCTTAGCCATCAGTACAATTTTTTTCATACAAATTACCCGGATAATCGATCATTTTGCAAATAAGTAGTAAAGCCATTTTACTAAACAGTAAAGCCACTTTACTATTTAGTAAAATGGCTTTACTACGCATAGCGGTTTATTATCGAAAGCAATCTAATTTAGCCTTCTCAAATGGTTTAAAAACCCATTAAAACAGGTTTATGTAAAATATTATGCAGATTAAAGAAATTAATAAGAAGCATGTAGAAGCTAAACTATACGGCAATATAGGTAGCTTTTTTGCTGATGGTAACAGTTTCAGTTCATTGCTGGACGGTTTTGAAACAAAAGGCTATACAGAGGTAACCATCAGGATGCACTGTTATGGTGGTTCAGTATTTGAAGGCAATGTTATGTACAATGCCTTGCAGCGTACCAACCTGAAAGTAAATATCATCATAGATGGTGTGGCTGCATCAATGGGTTTCTTCATGCTTCCTGCAATAGAAAATGTATTTATTGCAGAAAATGGTTTCGGTATGGTACACCGCCCATCAGGCTATGATGATGGGGATGCAGATGCACACCTTGCTACTGCCAAACTACTGCGTGATATGGAAGGTAGCTTTATTAAACGAGTTTCGGAACGTACCAACATGACAGCTGAAGAAATAAAAGCCAAATGGTTTGATGGAAAGGATCACTGGCTGAATGCAGATGAAATGGTACAGTATGGCTTTGCGAAAAAGAAACTGCCGGCAACAGCCAAAAACATTAAAATCCTGGATGACGAAATTTCACAAGGTTTGACAGCAGAAGCGATGTACAACCGCTTTGCTGCCTTTTTAGATAACAAAAACAATAAAAACAATGTACAAATGAATCCATTAGTAACATTATTGGTTGCAGCACTCCAATTGGAAGGAATTACAGCAGAAAGTTCAGAAGCTGATGTAGTTGCTGCAGTGACAAAGAAATTTGAAGGTCTGAACACTCGCATTACAACACTGGAAGGTGAAGCTAAAGCTAAAGCAGCAGCCACAATCAAAGCCATGCTTGATAATGCAAAAGTTCCTGCAGGTGATCTGCGTACTACTTATGAAAAGATTGGTGAAACCAGCGGTGTCGATACACTGGCTGCAATCCTGAAACCACAAACACCAGGTGCAGTTGTAACAACTGACATCACCAGCCTGATCAAACATGAAGGCAAGGAAACGCCTGGTGCAAATACTTCGAAAGACTGGAACTGGTATCAGACAAACGATCCTAAAGCTTTGGAAAAAATGCAGCTTGAAAATCCTGATCAATTCAAAGCTTTATACAAAGCTGAATATGGTGTTGAACCTGCGTGATGAATCAGTTAACAGTCAACAGTTAGCAGTAGAAATTCAGGAAACTAATTAACTAATATTTAAATTATATTTTATGGCACAAGTTTATAGAGAGGTGTGGACCAGAGAAGTGATAAAGGGGTTCAATGCAGGCCTGAAAGATACATTTCTGGATGGAATAAAAGATTACAGCCAGTATGTAACAGGCGATGATGAAGCGCAAGTTATCCATTCCACTTACTTTGGTGTTCATCCTGATGTGTTGATTAATAACACAACTTACCCTATCGCAATTCAGGCACTGGATGGTAGCGATATACCCATTGCCCTGGATAAGTACCAAACAACAGCAACACCGATTACGGATGATGAGTTGTATGCTTTGGCTTATGACAAAATAAAGAACGTAAAAGAAGCACATTCTGAAGCTTTGGTTGAAAACAGACTAAAGAAAGCTATTCATGCTTTTGGCCCTGCATCAAATGCTGTTAATCATCCTGTCTTGGTTACAACCGGAGAAGTGGTTGGCAATCGCAGGCGTTTACGTTGGACAGATGTAATCAATATCCGTTCGGCTTATGCCAAGATGGGTGTTCCTATCGAATTTTTGCGTTTTGTCCTTTGTCCTGATCATGTCAATGACTTGCTTGTAGAAGAAACTTCTATGCTTGCAAAATCGTATGCAAACTTTACAGGCGGTGTTATCACGAATCAACTGGGTCTTGAGTTCAGGGAGTTTGCCAACAATCCATTCTACAATGTCGCTGCGAAAACAAAATTGTCATTCGGTGCAGTAGTGGATGATAGTACTGATATGCAGGCATCTGTTGTATTTCCACTTAAAAAAGTAGGTAAAGCAACCGGTGCAACCAAAATGTACTGGTCTGACGCAAAGAACGATCCGCAAAACCAGCGTAATCTGGTGAACTTCCGTAACTATTTTATTGCAATGCCTTTGATTGAAACAGGCTTTGCTGCAATAGTATCTGACATTGTATAACTATAATTCAGTGAGACAAATGAAAGCAAATCAAAAACAAATTGAAAAAGGCAAAAGCATTGCCAAACAACTGAAAACGGATACCCTTTTCATCAATGACAAGGGTGAATACTTCACCAGTGAGAACCGGGCGCAATTGTCGGTAAACGGTGACAAAAAGAAGTACCAGAAACTGGATTACTCAACATCTTTTTCTAATGAAAATGATGAAGCTGAAGAACTGGCTGAAATAAAGGCACTGCAATCAGTCGATGAAGTTCAGGCAATCCTTGACCTGGAACTTGAAGGTGCAGGCCGTGAAACAATTATCAAAGCGTGTGAAGATCGCATTGCTGAACTTAAAAACTAAGCTTATATGAGTTTAAGAGGTGTAACATTACAAGAAGGCAGGATTGGTGCAAACGTTGCAGGTGACAGCCGTGAATTTGGCATCATCTGTAGCGGTATAGCAGTTCAGGACAAAGCCCAATTGAACACCACTTACAAGTTGTTAAGGCCTTCTGATGCTGAAGCAATAGGCATAACAGAAGAATACGACACAACAAATAAGGTAAGGGTGTACAGGCACATATCCGAATTTTACCGCCGTGCCGGTGAAGGCCGTGCATTGCATCTGCGATTGATTGCACAATCGTTCAAGCCTGCTGATATGGTTGAATCTGCCAAAATACTGGTAGTAGAAGCCGACGGCATGATATCAGATTTAGCTTTTGGTTATAACCCGCCTGCCGGTTACCTGGAAACAATGGCTGATGGCTTCAATTCCGATGTGCGGGCTGCGATTGGGCCGCTTCAACAATTTGCGGTGTGGACTGATGAAAACGATATGCCTTTGCACACTATTCTGGAAGGCCGTGCGCTTGCCGATGATGCTTCAGGTGCAATAGACCTGCGTGCGCTGAAAGTTGGAGATGCAACCCTTGAGGCAGCCAAAGTAACGATTGTATTTGGCCAGGACTGGGTGTATGCAGATACACTTGATGATCTGGGTAAAAAGTATGCAGATGTAGGTACTTTTCTGGGTGTGATAGCATCGCAAGCCTGGAACCGTAATCCCGGTGAAGTGGAAACGCAAAACCTGACTGATGCAACACTTGGTGTTTGGACTATCGGAGGCTTGAGTAACCACAAAAAATACAGTGAGGTATTTGAAAGCCTGGAATCATTGAATGACAAAGGATATGTATTCCCTATCAAATATCAGGGCCTTACAGGCTACTGGTGGAACGATGGCCATGTATGCGCGCCTATAATAATAGATGCACAAGGCAATATGAACCAGCACATGATTTACTACAGCCACACGATGGATGAAGCGAAGCGCAATTTGCGCCGTGTGTACCTGCCTGAAGTAAAGAAACCAGTACAACTTGAATCTGGTAAACTACCAACAGGCATGGTTGGCTATTATAATGCAATAGGAGATCGGGAATTTGAACGCCTGGCAGGTAATGAACTGATATCAGAAGGCAAAACATATACGGATGCCAACAGCGATCTGTTGATTGCCAAAGTTCTGAATATTGATTTCGGTGTTGTGCCAACAGGCTGTATCAATGAGATACTGGGAACTATCAATCTTAAAAATCAAGCGTAATGGCACGAGTAAAAAGAATGGGTGAAGTATATTCTGCAGGTGATGTAACAGTTACCGTTGCCGGCATATACGATTTCGATCCGCTTGCAATAACCTATGGCTATACTTATGCGCATGAGTATCAGAGAGGCCTAAGACGGAAGCCGCGAGGTTGGCGGATGGGACCGATAGAATACGAAGCAAGCATGACACTGGCGCTGGATGTTGCTGCCGATCTTGAAAAGAAGTTTGGCGATTTGGCATTAATCAGGCCGTTCCCAGTGAACGTAACCTTTGCCAACTTCGAAAATGAAATGATACATGACATCGTCTGGATGAAATTCACAGGCAACAAGCGTGAAGTGACAGGCGATGGCGAGCTACAGAACGAATACGAAATGTTCGTCCTGGATATGACTCTAAATATAGATTAAAATTAATTCAAAATAAACAATGAAAGAAGAAACAAAAAATCAAGAACTGCCTGCTGGCATTACCGCTGAAATGATTGCCGCAGCTAAAGAAAAACATGGCGCGGACAAAGTAAAGATGATCGACATCGCTAAAAATGAAGAAGGTACTGAATTTATGACCGTTCTTGCCATCGTACCCACCAGAACCGTTTTGGGCCAATATACAAAGATGGACCGGGTTGACCCTAAAAGGGCTGATGAGCTTCTGGTAAAGGCGTGCCTGCTTTCGCATAAAGATATTGTCGTTGCTGATGACGGTTTATTTAACGGTGCTTTATCTGGTATCGCCGAACTCATCCCTGTAAGACGTGCAGTAGTAAAAAACTGCTAACGCAACTTTCTGACATTCCCAAAATTGAGGATTTAGAAAGTTGCTTACAGGAAGGTAAAGACGATCAGTTCTTTGCTATGTTGGATGCAATGATACGCTTTTATTTCAAAGAGAATCCCGATATGCTGGATGATTTTGAATATGTAAAACGGTGGAAAGAATTACAATGGTTAGGTAACGAAGGCTTTTTAAGAGGTATAAGGTTATGAATTTCGATTTTTCAGGCAGGTATCAGGCTGCGTTTGGTTTCACACCAGGACACATCAGCAATGCACTTATCGAAGCTGGTTTCGACAGGGCAATCAAGCAAAGGCATGATACTAATTTTCAGGCATCGGTGTATGCGTTTGACAATAACACCCACTTTGATGCCGTGACGTTAAGAAACAATTCCAAAGAATATCTGTTTGCTTACCGCGAACTGGCTGAAGAATACAGTGAAGTATTTGCCACGCCTCCGGTTATCAGCCTGAAAAGGAGTAAAAGACTAATCATTACGCCTGTTGACAACAGCGATATTGAGGTTATCGAGCGGTTCAGTACAGAGCCTTACCAGATAACGATGCGAGGATTGCTGATAGATATGGAAGAACACTGCTTTCCACTTGATAAGCTGGAAACGCTTAATGACATATTCGAAGTAAACAGCATCTGGAAGGTAGATAGTGAAATACTATCGGCTGTGCGTGTCGATTCCATCGTGATTCAGGATTTGGATATCGAATTTGTAGAAGGATACGAAGATACCATTGCATACAATATTACAGCAAGGGCAACCAAATCAATAGAATATCAATTAATCAATGAGAATTAGTCAATTTGAAAATATGCCAATGTGCCAATTGGCGCAAAACAACAAGTTATTTACGAATATGCTAATTAGCTAATTTACAAATTAAAAAATGAAGAATTTAATTTTAATAATCAGTGCTATGTTACTATTTATGAATATGACAGCACAAGTACAGCTTGGTAATGTTTCTCTAAAAAACGTCAATGCTTTTGACATTGACGAGAACATACTTGAAATGAGTAATACGGCTCAAATCACCATACCACGCAACTATGTAAAACTGGAAGGCAAATCAATCCTGGAACAAATCAAGGCTGGTGATAAAGTCACAATTGATGCCGGTTATGATGGTGTGCTTGCGCGTGAATTTACCGGCTACATCCGCGAGATAGAAAGCGATATACCGCTGATTATTCACTGTGATGATGAAACCTATCCTTTGCGACAAACCAATTATGTGAAAAGCTATAAGGATGCAACACTAAAACAGGTACTGACTGATATTATACCATCATCAATAAAATTTGATTGTCCTGATGTAAGGATCGGCAAATACCAGATAGATAATGCCAGTGCCTTTGCCGTGCTTCAGGACTTGATGAAGCATTACGGATTATACAGCAGGCTGCAGGAAGGTATCTTGAAGGTTGGCCTGGCTTATGAGTTTGGTGAAAAAACAGACACGCATATTTACACCATCAATGCTCCAGCTGATAATATGTACCTGGCTAATGTAAAAAAGAACGATCTGAAATTCAAGCGAAAAGAAGATTTTAAAGTAAGGTATAAAGCGATATCCAACAATCCGAATGGTAAAAAAACAACCGTTATAGTGGGTAATAAGGAAAAAGATGCATCAGAACGCACGCTGAACTTTGCCGGGCCAATGACTGAAGCAGAACTTCGTGAACGTGCCAACGCAGTGATGGCAAAAACGGTCTATGATGGCTATACCGGGGATATTACAGGCTTTGGTTTGCCACGCACACACGCTGGTGATGCACTTGAAATACGCGATAGCCTGGAACCTGATCGCGCCGGCAAATACCTGATAGAAAAAGTAAATATTAATTATAGCGATTCATCCGGCTTTTCCAGGAAGAATACATTAAGCTATAAAATCTAATGTGCTAATTAGCTAACAATATTGTCGCTTTGCGTCAATTGGCACATTCTCATATTGGCACATTTTCAAATTGATTTAAGGCTTAAAACTGTGTGATTGATAAAACATACGGCTTACAGGTGTAAAATTGAAATTAAACGATTTTAAAGCGGTATTAAAGTATATAAATGGGACAACTGGAACAAACAATCGAGCAGGCAATAAAATCACAGGCTGGTAAGATGCAGATAAAAACAGTGTGTTGGGGTGTGGTTACAGAGGTGACCGAAACAACATGCACGGTAGAACGTGATGAAGCGCCCACCCTGTATGATGTATTGCTGAATGCTATTGATGATGATCTGCAAAGCTATGTAACAGTATATCCGGAAGTGGGTAGCAACGTGCTGGTAGCTATTGTAGAGAATCTGAAAACTGAAGCAGTGATTGTCAAATGTTCAGAGGTTGAAAAGGTTAAAATCAAGATCGGTGAACAAACTCTTATAATGGATAAAGAAGGTTTTGTTTTCAATGATGGTAAGAATCAAGGTTTAGTGAAGATTGTTAATATGGTTGATTGGATGGTAAAGCTATACACTGACTTACAAACATTGAAGGACCTCTTATCTACACACCTGGTAGCGGGTAACGGTTCACCGCTTGGTTTAATCTTTAATCCAATAACACCTTCACCTTCAGTAAAGATGTTTGAAAACGAAAAGATAAAACAATGACAGGCATATTAGTTGACGAAAATTACGATCTGCAGGTAGCTGTGAAAAGAGACAGCAACGGGCTGATCACACAAGGCCTTGTGCTTGGTAATATCGATTACCAGCGTTGCAAGTTTATCATCATTGCGCAAAAAGGTGAATTTAAACAAGTGCCAACGCTTGGTTTAGGTATTGATAACTACCTGAAGAAAACCATATCAGCACACGAAAAGCAAAAATTTATAACAGAATTGAAATCTGAATTGTCATCCGATGGCATCAAAGCTCAAATCAGGATCACAGGCAATGATATTTCAAAATTCACAATCGACATTTAATATATGGACTTTTTAATACACATAGATCAGTATCTGCCAAAATCGAAGCTTGTAATGCTTCTTTGGCTATTTGTAATCATCGCAGTTTTCATTGACCTGATGGCAGGGCTGTATAAGGCCAAAAGCCTGCGTTACCTGATCACTTCAGACGGATTGAAACGCAGTGTGCCAAAATTGCTGCTATATCTTGCCCTGATGGCTTTCGGAGGTATGATAGATATCACAATTTATGGTTCGGAAATGGTATCGATACCAATATTTTCTATTCTGTTTTGCCTGTTTGTCTTGGTGATTGAAGGCAAGTCGGTTTTTGAACGTGCTGATGAAAAGGAACGGAAACGGATTGCCGGCGGGGCAAAAGATGTAACTGCAATATTATCCAGCAGGGAAGATTTTATCAAAGCCATTGATGAATATTTGAAAAAGGCAGATAACAATGAGAAAGATAAATAACATAATCCTGCATTGTTCGGCGACACAAGAAGGGCAAAGCTTCACCGTAGAAGATATCACCCGGTGGCACAAGGCGCGAGGTTTCAGGACAATCGGTTATCACTTTGTCATCTATCTGGATGGCACTGTACACAAAGGCCGCGATATATCCGAAATAGGCGCACACGTTGCAGGGCATAACGCTGGCAGCATCGGCATCTGCTACATCGGGGGCTTAGATGCTAACGGCAACCCGAAAGATACACGCACACCGGAACAAATAGCAGCAATGGCTGCGCTTATATCCGGCTTGAAAGCTTTTTTGCCGGATGCTACGATTCACGGACATTATGAATTTGCAAATAAGGCCTGCCCATGTTTTGACGTACAAAAAGAATACAACGATGAAAAACTTTAAAACAACTTTAAAAATAGCCTTCATAGGTTCAGTACTGGCTTTGGCTGTTAGCTGCAAAACACAACAGCCACAAACACAGGTAGAGATAAAAACCATTGAAAAAGAAGTCGAGAAACTTGTGCCATACGCTTTACCGCCTGATAGTGCCGCAATCGAAGCCCTGTTTGAATGTGACAGCCTGAACCAGGTGCAACTGAAGGAACTGAAAGAACTGAAAGCAAAAGGCTGGCAAAGCAGCTTCTTTTTCAACAATGGTTTCCTGCAATATAAAATGTACCAGCCGCCCGATACAATTTATATACCGGGCAAAGACAGGTACATATATCAGGATGTTCCGGTGGAAGTGGTGAAAGAAGTGATTGTATATAAGCAAACCGATTGGCAGATCGTTTGCGGGTGGTTCGGTAAAATATTTATGGCTGTTATAGGTATTGGTTTAATAGTATTGGTTTTGAAATGGAAACGATTGTTTTAGATGGACAAAGTTTGTTTGATATTGCAATTCAGCAATCAGGTTCTGCTGAAGCTGCCTTTGCTTTATCTGTAGCAAATGATATAAGTATTTCGGGTGAAGTATCGGCTAATACTTCACTTGAAAATACTTCCATCTTAAACAGGCGATTTACAGAATATTACAAATTAAAGAATCTGAAACCCACAACTTATTCATCAAACCCCGGTGAAATAAGATTGAGAGGTATCGGGAATATGGCAATTGAAAAAGACTTTATAGTATCTGATGACAGTAAATGACATATATAAAATAATGACTGATGCCTATATAAGCGATCCTGAAGTGATTGCCAGATATGGACTGACAGAAGGCAAAACCTTTGATGAGCAATTTTCTGCAGCTTCTATCGAGAGGATTATGTTTTTTAATGCTGCTGTTGCCATGTATGTAAATTACCAGACATACACCCAGCATACAACGGATATTGACAGGAAGCTGAAAGACGAAAAGGTACACAGTACTGGATGGTACACTATGATGGCTTTATTGTTCCAGTATGGTTACGAGCTGGCAGGCGACACAGATGCTTATGATAATTCAGGGCTTACTGAAGAACAAATTGAAGCTTCACGGGTGGTTAAGTTCGCTGCTGCAGTAAGCCCAATGAATAAAAGTATCTTATACATAAAGACCGCAACTGAGGTAAATGGCGTGAAGCAACCGTTGCCCGATGAAGTGTTTGCTGCTTTCAAAGCTTATATTCTTAAAATCCAGGATGCAGGTGTTAAGATTAAGTTCATTAATGATCCTGCAGATGAAATGCGTGTTGAAATGGATGTGTATTACAATCCGTTGGTACTGGATAAGAATGGTAAACGCCTGGACGGCACGAATGATACACCTGTGCCTGATGCTATCCGCAACTATGTGCACAACCTGATTTTTAACAGCAGGTATGCCAATGTGAAGCTGGTAGATGCTGTACAGGCTGTTGATGGTGTGGAACTGCCAGAACTGAAAAAAGCATCATCCAGGTATGGTGTTTATACCGATTTTAAAGAAATAGACGCTATTGAAATAGCACATGCAGGCTATTATACTATTTCGGATGCAAACCTGATCCTAAAGTATATTCCTTATGAGTAACTATTACAACATCAATTATTCACGTATAGGTGTGTTGCTGCTTCCTACATTTTTAAGGCAGCCAATTGCTTCAGCTTTTATAAGGGCTATAATGCAACCTTTGGATAATATGAATGATGAGTTTAATGAATACAGGGAATCACTTGATATTGGGACTTATTCCCAGGTATGTTACCTGCAGGGCCTTATTAATGACAATTTCGATCCACTGGAAAGACGAATCAGGATCAGGCAGGCAGCACTGGATGAAGATGCCTTTTTGTTTTGGAAAAGAAACACCAATAAACCTGTACGATTGTATAAAAGGTCTTCACCCGGATTTGTACCCAGGCTAATGAGTAGGAAAGGGTTTATAGGCACTGAGAACCCAGATTTTGAAATTGTATTGCCTGTTGGTTTTACGCTTTCTGAAAATGAAGAAACCTATATGCGCGCATTGATAAATCAGAATAAACTGGCTTCTAAAACATATATTATAACAAATGGATAAGACTAATTTTTTAGCAAAAGATGATTTTCCTGCAGCCTCTGATGATCTTGACAGGCTACAGAATGCAACATATATGGTTGCAGCTTTGGCATTGTTAGGTGGTGCAAACTATATATTATCAGGGTGTGCGGATGATGGTTCAAATGTTGCGCCGGGTATGATCGTAATCAATGGTGAGATCTTACCGTTTCAGGGAGGTGCGAAGAAAAGCAAGATCACTATCCAGGAAACCAAAACAACACTTGAGGCCTTTGATGAAACATATCCGGAAGCATATATTGATCGGGTTGCCGTATTTGCTAATGAAGGCCAGTACAATTGGGCTGACTTTAAACAGGTATTAACCAATCAGGAACTGGAAACAAAGATATCACAGGTAAGAGGTGAACCGCCAGGCATGAAAATTGACTGGACTGGCAGGCTGGATCGCATCCCTGATAATTACATGCTGGCTGATGGTCGTATAATGAAAACTTCTGAATATCCCGATTTAGCCTGGTTTTATGGCAAGGAGAATGAAGAAAGCTTTACGTTGCCCGATTTACGTCACATGTTTATTACAGGCTATGATTCTACTAAAACGGATTATGATTCTATTGGCAAAAGTGGAGGAAATTCAAAGATTACACTAAGCATAGAACAAATGCCAAACCACGCACACGGCATCAAATTTACCGAAAACAAGTGGGGTGACAATGCAAACAGTCGTCCTTTCCCGGACGCAACAGGTTCAGCGGGATATACAGCGCAAACTGAAGCTGTAGGAGGCGGTGAAGAAATAGACATTCGGCCCGAATATTATGTATTGGCCTATATTATTAAAGTTAAATATTGAATAGCAATGATAGATTTACTTACAATATTATCATATTATAAAAAAGGAAAAGAGCCTACAGAAAAGCAATTTGCGGATTCATGGAAGTCTTTTTGGCATAAATCGGAAAGATTACCGCAAACGCAAATACTCGGTCTAACCGATGCCCTCAATGATTTAGAACAAAATAAAGCCTCTCATGCGGATTTGGAAGCCGTAAAAGAAGAAAACAAACACAATCTCGGCTATTTTTCCACGCTTGAAAAGTTGGAGGCGGATATTGCTAGCGGTACGGTGCGACAACCACAAGCGGGCGACAAAGCGGGTATTTTAGATACTGGCACTATATGGGAGTATAAAAACGATTCGTGGTCTGATACAGGTGTAGCAATATCCGAAGATATACCCGCCGTGTATGCTCAATTATCCATTATATCGAATAGTGAGTATCTTTTCGCCATCACAGACACATCAACGGCTATCCTTTGCGGTTTCCGCCGTAACGGAGAAATCTATGTCGCCAAAGGCATGCCCGAAGATACCAAAGCAGCCCTTAAGCTAAAACTTAACTATACAGATGTTGTAAACGTATTAGGCAACACGGGCAAACCTATATCCGACACAGCCGTGAACGCCGCTATCGGCGCAATATCGAGAATACTATCCGTTGTAACCGATAACGAGGGGCGAATAGAAGTGACGCTGGACGCTGAAAACAGGATTTTATCGTATCGCCGTAAGGACGGTACAAAGTGGGAATGTACCTTTGAGACTGAAACAGCAACCATAAATGACAGGATAAAACTATCTGTCAAAGCCATAACCCAACTTAAACAGGATTTAATAGACAGCGGTTTTTCTCCGGGCAAAGGTACAGGCGACTGGTCGGAACAATCCGATATTGCCATACCTATACCGAGAGTTGCGGCGCGGATAAACCTTATTGTTTCAAGGATGCCATCGGGTAAATTTGACGATATACACGCAATATTGGAATATTGGGATAAGGACGGTAACTATTTCAGGAAGCCCATTATTCTGAATGCACAGGGCACATCGTCAATGGCATACATGGTAAAAAACCTATCTGTAGACTTTACCGACTGTAAAATCAAGTTTGGGAACTGGGTAGCACAAGACAGCTTCCATATAAAGAAATATTATATAGACGCTTTCAGGGGGCAATGTAACGTAAGTTACAAGCTATGCGAACAAATGTACCAAACACGCCCGGTTGGGGAAAGAAAGCCTTATCAAAGCGTTTACCCGTCTGCAACTGCATACGATGGCACAGGCATATTGAAAGCTGATATAGTAAACGAGGCTTTATGCCATCCTGATGGCTTTCCCGTTGTTATATACGTCAATGAAGAATTTTACGGCCTGTATGCTCTCAACCTTAAGAAGCATCGCGATAATTATGCAGCCAATAAAGGTGATTCAAAACATATCATTCTGGACGGCAATTTATCTTTAAGTACATTTTGGCAAAACAATATCGTATGGTCTGAATTTGAAGTACGCAACCCGAAAGACTTGATAGACATAAACGGAAATGAGTATAACGGCGACTATCCGAAAGAACTGTCAAATACGGACGTTTTTTCAAAAGAGGTGAAAGATAATATTGTGAGGCTCAGTAATGCCTTGCCTACTTTTTCGGGGTCTACTACCAAAGCCGAATTTGAACAATACTTCGATGTGCCTTTCTTTATTGATTATTTCGTACACGCTCAATTTGTCTACAATTTTGACGGTTTCGCCAAAAATTGGATATGGTGTACATGGGATGGGCTTAAATGGTGTCCTACTTTTTACGACCATGATAGTGTGTTCGGTATGCACTGGCGGGGCAATATGGTAAAACGTAACAGTTTGAGCGCTATTCTTGGGCTCGAAAACCGTTTGCCGTCTTATTGGCTTAACCAATTATATAAACCCGAAATTCAAGCCCGCTATAAGGAGTTAAGGGATAAAGGGATATTTACGGCTGAAAACGTTGTCAATCTCTTTAATGAGTGGGTTGAAATGATAGGTTCGGACATGTATAAAAAGGAGTTTGAGAAATGGGGCGAAACACCTTCATATCGCAAATCCTATATTAATGAAGCATATTGGAAGCTTGTCGGCGATGAGTGGGATAACGGCACAGAGTATAACAACGCAACTGCTTACAATGTAGGCGATAAATGCAAATACCAAACTTTCCTTTTTGAATGTATAGATCCATCAACGGGCAATGCGCCTTTAACAAAGCTATACGATAACGTACCCAATGCGCTCGGCTTTTACAATTCGATTGAACGCATCGAAAAATGGGTAACGGCTAAACTCGTGAACCTGGACTTATATTTCAATTACAATTAAAATTAAAAAATACAATAATATGGCAGAATGTTTACAAATAAAATTAACTGAATCGGTGACAACTGATTTGTTAAAATTGAACGAAGCCCGTTTTATGGTTGTCCCTACAGGAAGCCACAATACACAAAACGATTTTGTGAAAATGACTTTCAGGCTGAATGGTGCTTATACGTTCACATTGAAAGGTGACGGCAATTTTTATAAGAGTGACCTTACGACTGTTATCGGCAAAACGGTATCGGGTACGGCAAACTGGGGCGCGGAAGTGAGCATATATTTCAAAGCTACCGAAGCGGAATATATTTCATTGAACAATAAGTTCAGAATAATAGGGCTAGGAACGCTGACTACTTATTTTTTTACCAACGCCAATAACTCTATAAGCTCCATGCCCGCTTATATTGACTTTGATATAGATGCTTTGAAATACAATGATTTGCGTTCCGTGCGTTCTGCAATCGGGCTGAAAGGCGATATATCCATATTTGCCAATATAAGGAACGAACATTTTGTAGCCTTACAGACGGCAATAGGCGGCGACTTGTCCGGCTTCTCTACTTATTCTAACCTGACGGACTTTATGATAACCCGTTCTGGTGCATCGTCAGCCATATATAAGGATATGACACCGCTAACGGGCGATGCTACACGGATATTGAACAAACTATATCTGGGCAATCTTCAGATAGCGTGCCGGGCTAATTTTGATGATGTGGCGGGAAGTCTTACTACTGGCATACATCACAACCTTTATTTGTTCTCCGTTCCAAACACGAAGATTGCAGGTGACTTGTCCGTATTGACAGGACATATTCCTGCGGGCTTGAACCTAAGCAATGTCAATTTTGAGAACTGTAAAGGTATTACAGGCGATATATCCGTATTTCATAAATGTGCAGCAACAGTAGGTTATACAATGGGTTTGAAAGGTGTTGATGGCGTATATGGGGATATAAGCCAGTTTACAAGCAACAACCTTACATTTTTCTCGAATCAAAACGGAAAATCGGTATTTACATGGTCGGGCAAACTGGCTTCACGGACATATATTATGGCGTTGGAAGCTGTCAGATTTGCTACATCAGGTGATGTAGACAGGTTTCTTAACGATATGGCAACTTGTGATTTTGCACCTACCTTGCCCGAAAGTTCGTGGCTGAAAATCATGTCGTATTACGGCACACGCACAATTGCATCAGATGCAGCGGTCGAAACATTACAGGCTAAAGGAGTAACAATAATAAATTTAGGAGCATGAAGTACATCGTTTTACATAAAGACGGCAAATTGATAATGCCGTTACAGGAAATGCCGAGAGGGGCAACGATATACCCCGCCGATGATGTGGTGTATATGGAATTTACTTCTATTGACGAAGCTAAGCAGTATATTAAAGACAATCAATTAATCTATCAGGACAATGCAGACGAAAATAGAGAACTGGTGCAGGAATAATATTGATAAGGTTTTACACTTTATTGTCGGGCTTCTTTTGGCTCAATTGGCTTATTTATGGGTGTGGTTTCTTTTGTTCCCATTGATTGCCGGTTTAGGAAAAGAATTTATTGATAAGTATGTAAGGAAAACCGGATTCACATGGATGGATACAATTGCGACATGGATGGGCGCGATTCCCATCGCAATATTATTGTTGATAGATAAATATATTTTGTAATGATTGAAGTAGGTAACATAAAGCATACACCTAAAGAATATGTCCTTTGGGTGTATGATAGTAAAGCAATAAAGCCAAAAGCATCTATTGCCATGCCGGACGATATGGTTGTAAGCAATGAGGTAATGGGTGAACATTACATCCAATTCTCATTTGATTACCCAACCAGAGAATTTTTTAAACGTGCAGACTATATCAACTATAATGGTATAAAGTATAGATTAAGGGAAGATTGCAAGCCGAAAGAGGTAAATACACAATTATATAAATATGAGTTGAAATTCGAGGCTTCGGAGATGTTCTTTCTTGATTGTGTTATGTTCTACACCATGCAGGGCTATAAGGAAGTGGAATGGGTATTGTATGGCAAAGCCCAGCAATTTCTTGAGATAGCAGCTGATAATATAAGTAACTATCTGAATGAAGAATGGACTGTTGGTATTATTGAACCAACGGATCTGCAAAACATTACTTTCAACAGCCAGAATGTATTTGATGGTCTGACTGATATTGCCGAAGCATTCAAAGCGGAATGGTATGTGGATTACGAGCTTAAAACTATAAACCTGGTATATCAGCGTGAAAGTTCGGATATAGTTACTTTACGCCGTGAAGTATCATTAATCGATATTCAAAAAGCAAATGAAAGTGAGGAAGATTATTGTACACGACTGTTTGCTTTTGGCTCCACACGTAATATCCCTAAAAATTACCGGCAGATAAGCGATGATGAAGTAATAGACGCTATTGTTCAAAAGAAGTTGCGGCTTCCGGCAGAAGTGGGCGATTATGTTGATGCCTTCCCCGGTATGAACAGGCTTGATATAATCGAAAGGGTAAAAATATTCGAAGATATTTACCCCAAACGTATCGGTAATGTTACCAGCTTGCGACAGGTCGAGAAAACAGATGAAAACGGCGATCCATTTATAATCTATTATATTAAAGATGCGGGGTTACAGTTTAAGTCTGAATATATACTGGCAAACGAAACATTGATGCTCCAATTCGGTAATAACAGCTGGTTGGCTGGTCGTGATTTTGAACTTTCATATAGTGATAAAACAGATGAATTTGAGATTATCGTTATTACTGAAGGCGACAATTATATTCCAAATGAAATATTGAAGCCGAAGATAGGGGATGAATATGTGTTATATGGTTTCGATATTTCTCTTGTGGGCGATCAATACATTCCGGAAGCAGAGAAGGAACTGGAAGATGCTGCAAGGGAATATTTGAAAACTATCGCTACCGATACAGCAACTTATACCTGTATTGTAAATCCTGTCTTCCGGCTTGAAAATGACCTTGACTTACAGATTGGCCAACGGGTAAGGATGGTTAGCATGATCTTCGAATCGGGCGAAAAATTATCGCGGGTATATGGGTACCGGAAATATCCGATAACTGCGAAGGATGAATATGTTGTAGGAAATGTAATGGACTACAAGCGTCTTGCCCGAATTGAAAACAGCATTGAGGGAAATAAAAAAGAAGCTGATGTTCAATATCTGGAAGCAATGAAAGCTGTTAACGGGAACTTAAAAAACATAAAGGCGTTAAACTATCTTCGTATTGCCCTGGAAAACGAAACCATGATTGACAAAGGTCTATTATTGACGACCCTTATACGTCTGGGCGCTGTCGTTGGTGATGAATGGAAAGAGGTAGCAGGCATAAACGGAGCAGCAATAGAGCCGGATGATGTAGTCGCTTATTTCGGTGGACCACTTGATGATGCTGCGGAAGGAAAAACTCCAATTGGGTTTAAAGTAGATGGTTCGGGGTGGTTGGCAAACCAGAATATTATCTGGGATGCATTAGGGAATCTTTTATTATCGGGGAAATTTGAGAGTAATAAGAATGGGAATAGGATAGAGATTGATCCTGAAGATAGGAGTTTAAAGTTTATAAATAGTATAGGGCAAACTTTGATTCATATGTATTTCGAGGAAGATGAGGGTGATGATGGCGAAAAATTCTTTTTACCAAGAATTCTTTTAAATCATTTTGGATGGAAAACCGGGGACGAACCTGCTTATGTATTAGATATAACAGGGTATGAAATTAGATTTTTAGATAATTCAACCGGATATATGTCCTATTTGAACCCTGAAAATGTGGGATTCTTTAATAGGGAGGATCAATCACAACCGTCATTCTCAGCAAGTAGATATTATATACCAAATGATAATGGTGAAGGAAGTTATAATTTAGAAGTTAGTATGAATGGATTGCCTTCTTCTGATCCTAATCAAAGTGGTAGATTATTTAGGAATGGAAAAGCGTTAAATATATCATAAATTATTAATTTGAGATTAATTTGAGATTAATTTTTCGTACTTACTATTTCCTATATAAAGAAAATCATCCTTGAAATAGAAATCAAAGGAATATGATTTTCCATACGATGTAACATATTTAATTGAATATTCTGAAATAGTATATGAAAAATCCGTTTTCAAAAAAGAATTTTTTTCCGTATAAAAGCCAAGTTTTCCATTTTTACTATCTATGAATTGGAAAAAATTATGTTCCGTTCTAGTCTTGTCAACCCAATATCCAATAATGTTTTCGGTGGTAGGTTTTATTCTACTATCGCTTTCATTTTCATCATCAGATGAACATGCCATTAAAGGCAATATCAGTAAAAGGAAGAATATCTTTTTCATAATTGTTAAATATTGCGTTATTGTTAAATTCCAAAAGTAATGAAATTATTGTTTATAAAATCAATTTTAGAAGGTGATTATTCATCACTAAAAATTAAACTTATCATTGTTGCAATCATGTGGTTGTTTGTTTTTGCTGCCATTGCAATTGACCTAAGAAGCGGTTATATGAAAGCAAAAATAAGAGGTGAAGCAAGAACATCCTATGGTTTGAAAAGAACCATTTCAAAGGTAAATTTGTATTACACAGCCCTATTTTTTGCTTTTATGCTTGATGTTATAATAACTTTTGTTATAACATCATTTGATGCACCTATTCCACCAATACCTTTTGTAACAATTTTAGCAAGCATATACTTGATATATGTTGAAGGACGGTCAGTGTTGGAAAAGGCAGAAGACAAAGAAAAAATTAGGTTATCCAAAAACCTAGATGATATTGTAACCTTGATTGAAAATAAGGATGATTTATTAACTGCTTTATCGGAAGTAATCAAGAAGAATAAAAATCACTCTCACAAAAAAACAGAAGAAGATCATGGCAAAGATTGAATTTTTAGTGCCTAAAATTCTAAAATGGGAAGGTGGTTTTGTGAATCATCCAAATGATAAGGGTGGTGCAACAAATAAGGGGATTACCATCGGCACATGTACTTACTACCGAAAATTAAAAGGCTTACCCCAACCATCGGTAAATGACTTGAAAAATATATCCAATGAAGAATGGATGGATGTGCTAAAAACCCTTTATTGGGATAAGTGGAAAGCCGATCTGATAAACAACCAGTCAATAGCCAATCTTCTTGTAGATTGGGTGTGGGGTTCTGGTAGCTATGGTATAAAATACCCTCAACAGGTACTTGGCGTGGTTGCTGATGGCATAGTAGGGAAAAAGACACTTGCAGCTGTGAATGAATACCCGGATCAAAAGGAATTGTTTCAAAAGCTTTGGGATAGAAGAAAACAGCATTTTGAAAGTATTGCACAGCACAATCCATCACAAAAGGTATTTTTAAAAGGATGGTTGAACCGTTTAAATGACTATAGATATGAAGAATAACGCAGATCAATCAAAGGTAAATACTATAGCAATAATAATATTATCATTATTGCTTCTAATTGTTGGATTATCCGGGTGCAAAACAAAATATGTTCCTTTACCGATAGAAACGACAAAAACGGAAAAAGAATATATTGATAGATGGCATCGAGATTCAATTCATGTAATGGATTCTGTTTTTATTTATTCAAAAAATGATACTGTTTTTCTGAATAAGTACAGATACTTGTATAGGGATAAACTAATGAGGGATTCGATATTTATTAAAGATAGCATACAAGTTCCATATCCTGTAGAGATTGAGAAGGAAGTGAACAGGCTTACACCTTTTCAGGGCTTTCAAGTATGGTGCGGGAGGGTTTTAATTTTGATCGTTTTAGGTTATATAGGTATCAGGTATTTAAAAAAGATGTTTTAGTATTAATTCTCTATTGGCAGCCGTCTTGCTTGTGAAAGTAGGGCGGTTTATCGCATTCTATAATAATTTCTTCATGTCATCTATAACCTTCTTGCCTAACAATCTGGCATATAACTGTGTCTGCTTTATGCTTGCATGCCCCAAGGTTTTGGATACTGTTTCTATTGGTATTCCTTTATTTAGTAGATATGTGGCAAATGTGTGTCTGGCGGTGTGAGAGGTCACCTTTTTATTTATATTAATATTGGGATGAGCAATCAATAATTTTAAATAGTCATTGTATTTTTGATTACTTATTTTAGGTAAATTGTAATTATACTTTTCAGCTATTTTTTTTGCATCAGGCAGAAATAATAAAATAAAAGATTCATCCGTCTTGGTTCGACTACTCCTAATGACTTCTTGTTCGTCTACAACTTGAATACTATTTTTTGAGAAACCCTGCATATCAATATATGCCATACCGGTGTAGCATTGGAAAATAAACAAATCTTTGACCTTTTCAAGTTTATCGTTAAGCCCTGATATTTTTTTAATATTTTCCACTTCATCTTGTGTGAGAAAAACAGGATCGTTATTTTTCCCTTTGGGCGGAGTGAATTTATTATATGGATTTTTCTCTATCAAATCCTTGTTTATTGCTATTTTGATATACAAATTGAAAAGAGAATGATTTTTATTTATAGAAACATTTCCAATACCTTTGTCTCGCATGTATTTATCAAACTCTGTTATATTGGAATAGGTTAGATCAGAGAAAATCTTTATCTTCTTGAAGTCATTTAACTTATTCACCAAAGTAACATGCGCCTTCAAAGTGTTATATTCCATATTTCGCAACTTCATCTCCGATTCAATAAATTTAATAACGGAGTCAAGATCGTTTTTATCTTTATCCCATTTTTCTATATCTTCCCATTTTATGCATCTGTCAGATAGACAGAACTTCTCTATTTTATTATACATTTCCCATGCTGTAGACGTAACGTCTTTTGCATTTTCATGGTTAATACAGGTAAATCCTTTTTTATCTGAGAATTGATTTTTGTACAATCTGATACCAGTAGATATGTATTTCCTCCGAGATGTTTTATTTTGCCTTATAACTATCTGTAACAAGCCCTGCTTTTCAAGACTAGATACACCTTTTACATCAAAAATAAAATTTATAGATAATCCAACCATACCGTGTGTTACTGATTTTTGTTACCAATAAAACAAAGGTAACAAATTAGTAACAAAAAATGTCCTAAAAGTAACAAAATATAGATAGTTTCAGAAAACAGAAACACCCTCAAACCCTTTATAAACAAAGAAACCCGCCTTTCCAGGCGGGTTTCCCAGTAGCACGACCGGAACTATGTATTATATACATAATCAACAAGTTATATTTCAAAGTAACAAAATAGCGACAAACAGTTTAAAAACCCTGCTTTTTTATGCTATAGAAGTCTATCAACAAATCTGCTGTTTTATCATCAATATTCGTAGTATCCAATTTTGATAAATCAAGATTATCTTCCGAAATATTGAATTGCAAAGATAACTTTTGTTCTACATAATTTATCCATTTCCAATGTGAATTTTGCAGAGCATAAAAAATACGTGTTTTATCCGTATGCGAATGATAAGTCATATCTTCATAAGATAATGTTGTTTCTTTCCAATCTACAGCAGTCCAAAACAATTGATTGAAATACTCCCACTTCTCAAATACTTCTTTCACTGATAGCAACACAGATATTTTACCTCCTGTATTTTTATACCCGGTGAATTTCTCTGCAAGCTTTACGGCGTCGCGATAACGAGGCGATGTAGATTTGCCGAATGAAAGTGTTAGCATGATGAAATATTTATAAATGAGGTTAATTTCTTTTTCTATCATCGTGAAATCCGGATAGACTTATAATATTAGGATAATCTTCCTCAATGAATATATCATTTTTAATCCGTCCATATTGCTCTTTTCCGTCTTTATCCTTGTATTTATGAGTAAAGAAAATATTACATCCATTCGTGTATATTGTATCCGATTTTTCACCAAACTTTATTTCCTCAATTTTATCTGTATCAACAAGTTTTCCGAAAGCATCATTATTTATTATTACTATATCATAAACATCACACTTATTAATGTAGTCAGGATCATTATAAATAACATATTTATATTTTCGGTTAGGCGTTATGTTTTGATCCTGTTCATCATCTCCTCCACACGAAAAAAATAATGGAAGTATAAGTAACAATAATAGTTTTTTCATAATGTTAATTTTTATAGTTGATCTCTTGTTAATTTCCCTGCTACTTTATATAAAAATTTTATGTCGTCCACAAGCATATCTCTATCTGGAAACTTTCGCCTTCCATCAGGATTTATATCTGTGTTATATGATGTCATAGTAATATATTCGTCACCCCTTCCACTTTCATATATATTTTTTATATATCGATCTTCGCTTGTGATTATTACATAACATTGCCCAAAGTCAAAGTCGTTACGTCCCTCTATCGGTCTAACGAATATTATATCTCCAGATTTATATTTATCATACATACTATCTCCATAAACGGTAACGCCATAGCAGCCGTTAAACTTTGGAATATTTACCCACTCAATCACTTTATTTTCATCACCCTCTAATCCAATGCCATATCCAGCACATACACGTATATCAAGTATTGGTTGACCTTGATTTTCAGCTTGTAAGAATTTTAAAGGAATATCTGTATTTCCATCTTCTTTAGCTAGCGATTCGAAATAATTTTTTAATTTAATATAATCTTCTGTTTTAGGTCTGTGAGATGTAGTTTCCCATTTAGCTATTTTATCCCTAGATATTCCAGTATCATTTGATACCGCTTGTTGTGATTTTCCAAATTTATCTCTTAGTTCTTTTATGTTAAGTTCCATATTTAAATAGTTAAAATGTGAATTAATTCACTGCATTAATGATTAATAGTTATATTTGCATTACGATAAATTAGGGCGATTGCAATAATTAAGAAATTAGTTTAAACCTTGAAAGTAGTATGCAATCCCAATTTGTATGCTGCTTTCTGTTTTAATATTTAGAATTATGGAGCCAATAACAAAAACTAAACTTGAAATTGCAGCCAGACAAGAAGCTGTAAATTTATTTGAAAGACAAGGGATCAGTGGTCTTGCTTTTTTCGCTAAAGAATTGTCATCCATTGTCAAAGAATACATAGATGCCCACGAAAAGGCTAATGCAAATTTCAAATCTATTGCTAACGAAGATTAGTAGAATACCCCACCGGTATCTATACTATCTCTTGTTGATGGCTTCCTTTTAGTTAATATATTTCTTATTGAATCTAAGGATTCATCAACTATTATGGAATCTCCTCCGATAAAAAATATATTAGTCTTTTCATTGAATACAGCTATGTAAGATATGCTATCCTCTTGTATTAATGCTATATTTCCATCAATGCTTAGTTCTAAAAATCTGTTCATATCGTTTAATTTAATATTTATAGTTATGAATGACAATCACCCAGAAATTGACCATGATTTAATGCTTGAATGCATTAAGATTGCTTCCAATAAATGCAACTTCTTTAATTTAGATTATATCACTGCCGATGCAAAAGATATATACAATTTCATTAAAGAAGATAAATTAAAAGTAGTCATAATATTGAGAGATAACGAAGGCAATTACCTGCATACTGAATCTCATCAAATGACATATTCCGAACTGATTAAAGACTATATTAGGTTAAAGGCAAAAGAATGTACGCAAGAAGCTATACAAGCCAAGCGCACCACCAATGACGGCAAACCACTTGACAGCAATATCAAGAAGCCTAAGCATTTCTTCTCTTTTCTTAGCAAGTATTTCTGATGAAAATATATTGCTCTTTAATGAGGCTATGCCGCTTTCGGTGGTAATAGTCTCATACTTTTTTATTCCCCTTTTATTATAGTCTATGTAATTGCCATCATCATCCTGATTGGGTAGATCGGGTCGCAAATCAACAGACTTTAAAAATCCTCTCTTTAGCAAGTCTCTTTCTATATCAAATCTGCCAATCACATAATCAGGGTAGTTCAATAGTAAACGATTAAATTCCTTGTCGTTATGCTTCGTTCTATCCTTTATATGTTCAAGCAACACAAGCCTATATCTATCATTTTCCATACCCTTAATTTTAAGTTAAAAAATGAATAGTATTAAATAAAGTTAACCGTGTGAATAAATTCACAAATTATATATGAATTGTGAACTAGTTCACTACCTTTGTATCGTAATCTTATAACAATACGATTACAATTACAAAGATAAAATAAATAAGAAAACAAAGTCAATAATACATAAATATCATATTCAATCGCTCTTTGATTTATTGGTTAATGATTTAATGGTTTCTGAGAGATTCTTAATGGTTTCTGATAAGTTTAGATTGGTTTTTATTAATTCTTCTGAACACCCATCATTCGCCAAATCACTCATTTTTTTGGATTCACCGGATATCAACCAATTTGCATCTACCCAATTAAATGTTTGGATTATTTTTAATAATACCTCATATCCTGGATTACTGCGCTGATAGGTGATTATATTTCTAATCGTCTGATCCCCAACCCCAATTTTCTTAGCAAAAGAAGATATATTAAGACCCTCTTTTTCAATTATATAAGAAATTCTATCAAAAATATTATTGAAATCCATAAAAATAACCAATAATTTATTTGCATATACCAATAATATATTTGATATTTGCACTATAAGTTTATAACAATACAAAAGTAACGAATAAAAAACAACATACAATAATACATAAATATCATTTAGCCATGAGAACTAAAGATTATAAAAAACCACAAATAGATATAGCCAAAGCTTACAGTATTGATGAAGTGGCTAATGTATTAGGCATTACTCGCAGGCATGTAGACAGAATTAATCCTAACAATATCTTCTCTCGCTCAGTAAAGTATTTGAACAAAAGATACTTTGAAAAAGATAGGGTTATTGAATATCAAGAGGATAATATTCTGTCAAACCTTAGCTTACTTCTCGGAAAAATAGAAGAAAAAATAAACTATTTCGATTACAACACAGAAGAAACTATCGAAGTAGAATTTATGAACGTAACTATTGAAGTAGGTATAGTAGTTAGAGGTTTTGAGTATAGATGCATTGAGCTTGTGGATATTGACCATAATAGAAGCTATGTAGACGCTTATAATATAGAATATGACGAATTACCTAGGCTTATTGAAGAACTTAAGAGTTCAGTTCGCGCAATGGTAGAACGTATAAATAAAGAAAATGAAATATATCAAATGTAATATAGCCGCGCAAAATATAAATGATAGAACATTAAGATACTACATAAATCAATCGCTAAAGTATGAAAAAGAAAATTGAGTTAAAACCAGGCGATACCATCGTGGGGTTATTTAAAAAACTAAAGTACCCGGGGGATATACTTCATGTTAAGGATGAAAAAAGAGATCGTTACCAATCGATAAGACAAGAAGCTTTAAGGCATAATGATAAAGCTAGATTATTGAAAGAAATTGAGTTCTGGCAAGTAAAGTTCTCTGTATTGCGAACACTAGAGGAAGGCTACACTTCGATTGTCTATAGAGATCATTCAAAGGGAGAAGCATAAATAATCTTTCTAACACACGACATTATGGAAAGAGTATTTACTGAACTGACTGAGCGTGTAGATGTTGTTTCGCAGGATTATGCTTCCGGAATGGAAAAGCAAGAAATAGCCGATAAATATTTTAAGGCCTTATGTACAATCAACAACCAGATAATGACAGCATTTGATGTGTTAGGTGTTCGAAACAGAAGCGAATTAAGCATTTTGTATGCAAAACGCATAGCCATAAAGAAGGCTAGGGTTTTCATAGCTAAAAATAAAGATGCTATAAAAACGACAATCGTTTGTGTATTTATTTCACTTATCTGCTTTGATATAGTTCAAGAAACAACATCTTTTTACAGAAGAATAGAGATTGCGGAAACATCAAGAATGAGACGCTCAAAACGTCCTAAAGGACTTGAAACAGATCCATTTCTAATTTAATAATGCAGCAAAATCAATAAACTCAGAAAACTAATACAACCATGACAGTACAAAAATTAGATATCCACGATTACAAGCCCTACTTGTCTGACAAGGCGGTAGGCATGATAGTAGAAGAATCAATCGGCCGGATAGATGTATACGAACTACAAAAACAATACTTATGAAAAAAAAGAGACTACCCCGGATCGAATTTTTTGATATAGCGCTTGGGCTTATACTATTCATCTCCATCTGGCTATGCTTTCACAGCTGCCACAAATGCAATAGAATTCAGAGCAAACTGAGTGAGCAGATAGCCTATGATGTACCAACAATAAAAAGATATTAGGCTACAGGTAAGACCGTCCCTATTCGGTTAGGGGTAGCCACAAAGACAAGTTCTTTGACGTATTGAAAAGCTTTCTCTCTCTAAATCGATATGTGAGTTCTTAAAAGAAAGCGACAAGAAAAAAGATAAAATATGTACTGCTAAAAGCTATGCTTATGGTGCCGCGGTGAAAAACCAAACCATGTACATACGATATACCCCTGTTCGTACAATTCGATGTAATAACCTTTGGCGGTTTCAGGGGGACAGAATCCCGATAAACGCCGGATACAGGTCGAAACAGATACGCGCTTGTTAGACTAGAAGGGACTGGCAATTTTAGAATCATTACCAATTTAAACCAATAATAACTTATGGAAACAAAATCATTAGAACAGAAACTCAGAGGATTATACAAATCGTCTGACAGTATGAAGTCTGCATTAGAATCAACTTTCGGCAAAGACATCACAGAGCGTATCAACACATGGGAAGATATGCTCGCCGAAACAGGACTACCAGATACGCCTGAATTTACAGAGCTACCTGAGCGGTTACGCGACCACTTCCGTAAATACTACCGATGCGTTGTGATGACCGAGGCATACAACGAAGGGGAGAAAATGGATATCTATAATAGTTCAAAGTGGAGGTATTTTCCGCGATTCCTGACACAAGGCTCTCCTGCGGCCTTCGCGTTCCGCGGCTCGAACTGCGTTAATTCGCTTGCGTTTGCGGGGAGCGGCTCCCGCCTCGCCCTAAAAAGCGAGAAACTCTCTAAAATCGTAGGCACAAAGCATATTGATTTTTATCGTGAATATCTGGAATCATAATTTATAACATCAAGAAAAATAGTTATCACAATGAAAAACTTAAAACAACTACTCGAAGAAAGGCTAAAAACATTAGATAATGCTTATGCCGAAACAGGCCGCCCTCATATTGACTTTTCATTTTATCCGGAAGATATGAGAGAGCATGAAGAAGCCTGCTATAATGCGAAAGTAATAGTAGAGGCAGCTCGTAAGATTGAACGTGAATGTGGACTAGGTGAAATAGACTGGAATAATCATAACCAATGGAAATATACACCGTGGTTTTGGATGTCTCCTGCGGCCTTCACGTTCTTCTTCTCGCGCTGCGATCTTACGTTTGCGGTTGCGGGGAGCTGCTCCCGCCTTCGCGTTTTGAGCCGTGAAGCGTCCGACCACATCGGTAAAACATTCCCTGAAATATGGGAAGCAGTGCAATTGAAATAATGAAAAAGGGCTGTTTGCCTTAGAGTCGGCTCTCCTGCGGCCTTCACGTTCAACAACTCGAACTACGATAATACGAATGCGAATGCAGGGAGCAGCTCCCACCTATGTAAAGATAAAAAATCAAGGCAAAGGCCTCGCCCCTTGGCGAAAAATAACAATTCAAAAGGTGCTGGTAGGGAAACCGAAGGCTCCGATTAGAAACAAAGGCTATATGAAGCGATTTGGGAATTTATATGATAAAATCTGTGACGCCGATAACCTTTATCTGGCTTATAGCAAAGCGAGGAAAGGCAAAGGAAAATCTTATGGTGTAAAACAATTCGAAAGCAATCTGATTGAAAACATGCAAATGATTCAAGACGATTTGATAAATGGAACTTATACGATATCGGAATATGATGTATTTACAATTACCGACCCGAAAGAACGGATAATATACCGGCTTCCTTTCCGCGACAGGGTTGTGCAACATACCATAATGAATATATTAGAACCGATATGGGCATCTGTATTTATTTCGCATACTTATTCCTGCATCAAAGGCAGGGGGATTCATGGTGCATTAAAGCACATCAAACGTGATTTAAAAGACAGTGAAAATACAAGTTACTGTCTGAAAATGGACATACGAAAGTTCTATCCATCTATTGACCACGAAGTAATGAAATTAATAGTCAGAAAGAAAATAAAGGATGCACGGCTATTGAACCTTTTGGATGACATTATCAACTCTGCACCCGGTTTGCCGATCGGGAATTACCTTTCTCAATTTTTGGCTAACCTGTATCTGTCTTATTTCGATCACTGGTTGAAAGAGGAGAAACAAGTAAAATACTATTACAGGTACGCAGACGACATGGTAATATTGAGCGATGATAAAAACTATTTGCATGACTTACAGATAGAAATAGGGAAATATCTGAATGACAGGTTGAAACTCGAACTTAAAGATAATTTCCAAGTATTTCCTGTCACAGCTCGCGGTATCGACTTTGTCGGATATGTTTTCTACCATACCCACACTCGGCTACGCAAACGCATCAAGAAGAAATTTTGCAGGCGTATAGCGAAGTTGAATAAGTATAAAAACATCACACCAAAAGAGTACCGGATAGCCATTTGTGCGTGGATAGGCTGGACAAAATATTGTAATTCGCTGAACCTGATTAAAACTGTTGTGAAAAATGAAGAAGTTCTCAGAACTTGGCATAAAGCCACTGGATGACGGTAAAGCCATATTTGATGTTCAGGTAGTGTCTATTAGCGACATCTTAAATTGTGAGGTAGAGGTGATTGATTTTCAGGCCGGGATAAAGACCCAGCATGGCGATAACAGATACATTGTTAAAGTCAGATTTGATGGAAAGGAATGTAAGTTTTTTACCGATTCCAAATACATCAAACATGACTTAGACCAGATAAACAAAGATGACTTTCCATTCAAAGCAACAATCAAACAAATCAGATATGGTAACGGGAACCAGAAAAGTTTTCAGTTCACTTAAAATTATAATGACAATGGAAGAATTAATAAAAATACAATCTCGGTTAAAAGCCCCCAAAAATCAGCTAAACAAGTTTGGCAATTACAATTATCGCAGTTGTGAGGATATCTTGGAGGCAGTTAAGCCCCTTTTAGAGGAAATGCAATGCACACTTGTTTTATCGGACGAAGTCAAAGATGTAGGCGGCAGGGTATACATAGAGGCTACTGCAATTCTAACTAATGAAAAAGGTAAATCGGCGATAGTCAAGGCCTATGCCCGTGAGGAAGAAACAAAGAAAGGGATGGACGCAGCTCAGATAACAGGTTCGGCAAGTTCGTACGCCCGCAAATACGCCCTGAATGGATTATTCTGCATAGATGACTCCAAGGAAATAGACAGCGAAAAACATGAAAATCGAACACCCGAAGAAGTGTTGTCGGACAAGCGAAAGGCTGTATATGATGTAATGCTTGCAAATAATAATGCCCTGAATACCATTCTTAAAAGATATGATATTGGTGTTATGGAAGACCTGACGAACAAGCAAATAGAAACTACTTATAACGCTTGGGTAAAAAGTGGGCATATAAAGGAAAAGGTATGAGGAGTATGTATATAGGTAGCGGTGATGTAGTCGCTTTAATGTCGGGCATCACTACTGAGTCACACAGAAAACTATTGAGGCGCTTTGTTTCGGATGAAATACCACACTATAATGCAAAACGTAGCCCTATAAATGCGCTCCGGGCAGGAGCGATACTCGAAGACCGCTTCTTTTTGGCATTGAGTGATGAATATCTGCCACAATATAAAGTGGTGAGCAAAGAAATGGATGTTTGCAGGGCGACTCTAGATTTTGCGAAGGTGGAACACAATAAAGTTGTTGATTTCATTGAGCTGAAAACGGTCTTTGCAAATGACTATCTCGATATAAATATGTATCGCGAATCTCCGGAAGAAGAATATCTTGAATTTATACGGAAACACTACAAGCATAATTATGAGCAAGTTCAATACCAGCTATTCTGTTCAGAATTAGATGCTGCAACCTTGTGCTATCTCGAAGTCCAGACATACGATGACGAAGAAAATATCAAAAGAAATATAACGCCTGACGAATATATCGAGTTTCGCATTCCTCGCAACGAAGAATTTATAAACAGCATTAGGGGCAGATGTACTATATTACAACAAATAAAAAACTATTACGTAAAATATTGATAATCATGTACAGACTAGAAATCATAGGCAATATCGGACAAGATGCCGAAACGAAGCCTATCAACGGCAAAGATTACTATTCGTTCTCTATAGCTTACACCGAGAAGCGTAACGGACAGAATAAGACCTACTGGGTGCGATGCCTGAGGCTGGTAGGCGAAAGCAACAAGCTTGGCAACTACCTGAAGAAAGGCCAGCAGGTGTATATCAGTGGCATGCCTTACACATCGGCCTACATCAATAAAGACAACAAAGCCATCGCCGACCAATGTGTGTTTGTAAACAATTTGCAGTTGTTGGGCGGCAGGCCGCAATCGGTGCAAAATACGTCACAGGGGAATAGCGCACCGGCTGATGATGATTTGCCCTTCTAATTATCTGGACTTATGTATTTCGATCTTACAACGGAAACAGGGGTAAAATCTTTCTTAACCAGAGTGCAATACATGATTGACAAAAAAAAGAAAGTAGACCTCACAGAAAAGCGGGAGAAACGGATATTATCGCAGAATAACTATCTACACCTTATTATTTCGTGGTTCTGCATAGAGACAGGAAATAATCTCAAATTTGTGAAAAAGGAATACTTCAAGAAGTTATGCAATCCTGATATATTCCTGTACGAGCGTGAAGATGATTATCTGGGAAGTGTGACAATAATAAGGAGTTCAGCAGAAATAGATACCAAACAAATGACAGATGCCATAGACCGGTTTAGGAATTGGAGCGCCAATGAAGCCGGTATCTATCTGCCCGAAGCTAACGAAGATAAGTTTCTGGAACATATTCAGGAAGAAACGAAAAGACAAAGACAATGGTTGTAATCAAATGCCGATCGTGCAAAACCAACTTTGAGCCCATATACAGAAATGGCATAATCGTATCGAGGCTATGCCTTTCTTGTATAGCAACCAAGGCGAAAAGCAAGGTGCAGAAAGACAAGGCGAAGGAAAAAGCGAAGGCGAAAGAGCGGCTAAAAACGCATTCGCAGTGGCTAAACGATCTGCAAAAGGTATTCAATAAATATATCAGGTTGAGAGACAAAGGTATGCCGTGCATATCGTGTGGATGTTCTTTAGTAGGAAAATACGATGCAGGGCATTTTTTCTCACTCGGGGCTTATCCCAATCTAAGGTTCAACGAAGACAACGTACACGGTCAGTGTGTCGCCTGCAACCAACACCGTCACGGCAATACTACTGAATATTCGCTATCTCTTCCTATGCGTATTGGCATAGAGAGATATGAACAACTATTAGAGATAAGAAATAAACCACTGAAAATGACGACCGAAGAAATAAAAGAGCAGATAGAATATTATAAAATTAAAATTAAAGAATATGAATTGGTTTGAATGTAAGATAAGTTACGAAAAGATGATGGAAATCCGGATACCGAAGATGGCGATAACATACCATGTAAAGATGGTGACGGATGGAAGCCGCTAATAGATATTGATGAAGGCAAAATCCTAAATTGGGAGCAGGGCAAAACAGCTTCTATACACTACAAGGTATGCGATGCCGGAATATACTGCCTGCTGGATGAAGATAAATCTGAGATAATACGTAAAGAGGGCTATGTGCCCGAAATTATGTGTCCGGGCGGTGAATGGGATGGCGACTATATCATCATGGACATTGACGAAAATGGGATTATCGAAAATTGGCGCGAAAAACTAATCTCTGAGTTTGCAGAGTTGGACGAATGGCTGTAAATAATCCTCCCATTTGGAGGTGGTATTTGTGTGGGAGGTCGAGTCTCCCACCAGTTACGAAAATAAGTATTAACCACAATCGGGCCCGGTTAAGAACTTGTATTAAAAATGGAAACAAGAATTAAGGAATATGCAGAACACCTTGAACGAAAAAAGAAACGACCCAAAGAATGGGGTTTTTCGGTTGATGAATCGACACTAAATACGCAAATGTTCGCTTTTCAAAAGTACTGTGTAAAGAGAGCCATTGAGACAGGGCGATTTGCACTATTTGAAGATTGCGGACTCGGTAAAACCTTCCAACAATTGGAGTGGTGCAAACAGGTTTGTGACAGAGAGCAGAGGCCTGTGATTATACTCACTCCGCTAGCCGTGTCGGGGCAAACTATAAAAGAGGCTGAAAAATTTGGCTATTCAATTGAGCGGTTGAAGGATGATGCGTTCTTATCTCCTAAAATTTATATTACCAATTATGAGCAACTGGATAATATAGACGCCTCACTGTTTTGCGGGGTTGCCTTAGATGAGAGTTCAATACTGAAGAACTTCGAAGGCAAGATGCGAAACAGCTTGATGGAAAGGTTTGTGAATACCCCTTACAAAAGTTGCTGGACAGCCACGCCATCGCCAAATGACCCGATGGAGCTAGGCAATCATTCTGAATTTTTGGGAGTAATGTCGCGAAACGAAATGCTGTCTATGTATTTCGTTCATGATGGTGGAGACACATCCAAATGGAGGATAAAAGGTCATGCCGAAAAAGACTTCTGGCAGTGGGTATCTACATGGGCTATAATGATTAGCAAACCATCAGATATCGGCTTTGATGATACCGGATACATACTTCCTGAACTGAATATGATAGAGAATATCATAGAAACACACAAACGGGATAATGGAATGTTGTTTAACGACATTGCCGTGAATGCAACGAACTTCAACAAGGAACTGAGACTGACGCTGGTAGATAGACTGAGTAATGTGGCCGATATTGTAAATAACTCATCCGAGAATTTTATAATCTGGATCAAACAAGATATGGAAGGCGAGTACCTGAGAAAAATCATACCTGGCGCAGTAGAGGTTAAGGGAAGTGACAAGCCTGATGTAAAAGAAAGCAGGTTGCTGGGCTTTGCTAATAACGAGTTTCGCGTATTGATAACAAAAGCCAAAATAGCCCAATACGGGCTTAATTACCAAAACTGCCACAACCAGATATTTGCCTCGCTGGATTTCTCTTTCGAATCGCTTTATCAAGCGATCAGGCGTTCGCTGCGTTTTGGACAAAAGCATACAGTAAATATCTACATTATTACCACTGATACGATGCAGAATGTAATTGCTAACATTAAGGAGAAACAAAAGAAGTTTCACTCAATGCAACGCCACATGGTAGATGCCATGCGAAACATTTTCACTTTCAGAGAAAAAAAAGAGCAGAATCAGATTGAATTTAAGTTGCCAACATTTTTAAAAGTATCATAACTATGATAAGGAATCAATTAATTACAGATGAATATGCTTTGTATCATGGCGATTGCGTGGAAGTAACGCCACTATTGCCGGATGAATCAATAGGGCTATCCATATTTTCCCCTCCGTTTGCTGAGCTGTACACGTATTCGGATGATATAGCAGATATGGGAAACTCTAAAGACTACAATGAGTTTCTGTTTGCTTTCTCTTTTCTGGTAAAGGAGTTGCACAGGGTAATGATGCAAGGACGTAATGTATGTGTTCATTGTATGGATTTGCCTATACAGAAAGGAAAAGAAGGGTTTATTGGATTGCGCGATTTTTCGAATATGATAAGAGAATCTTTCGAAAAAGAAGGGTTTATTTATCACTCACGCATAACCATCTGGAAAGACCCGGTAGTCGAGATGCAACGCACAAAAGCATTAGGGTTGCTTCACAAACAAGTAAAGAAAGACGCTACAATGAGCAGGGTAGGATTGCCCGATTATGTGCTTGTGTTTCGGAGGGATGGTGATAGGGACAATCCTGTAAAATGTGATATTTCAGTAGATACATGGCAAAAATACGCATCCCCTGTATGGTATGATATAAATTACTCTAATACGCTGAACCTGAAAGGCAGCCGAGACGAAAAGGACGAGAAGCATATATGCCCCCTGCAATTAGACACTATAGACAGGTTATTGACTCTTTATTCGAACGAAGGTGATACAATTTACACTCCTTTTCTGGGGATAGGCTCAGAACCTTATCAGGCAATACTGAGAGGCCGCAGAGCAATAGGCGTTGAACTGAAAGAGAGTTACTTTAATGCGGCTGTAAGGAACTGCAATGCCGCCTTGGAGTCGAAAAAACAACTAACAATGTTTGTATGAACCAACAATAGACCCAATCCCGGATAGAGGAGATATACAACTATCTCCTTTCTCACAATATGGCGGAGATGAGCATACCTGAGTTTTACAGGATTGCAAACGAGCTGCATGTATTGGAAACAATATCAGCCACCCGGGGAAAGAAACCGTACAGGGTGGGCAATTATATGGATAGTTATAAATTGATGAAGTGATGAAACTTGCGACATTATTCAGCGGTATAGACGGATTCTCGCTTGCTGGTGATTGGCTCGGATGGGAAACCGTCTTCACCTGTGAGATAGATGAGTTTTGTAATATAATTCTAAACCACTATAAACCCAATATACCTCACTATGGAAACATTAAACAAACAAACTTCTCTATTTGGAGAGGAAAAGTGGATGTCCTTGCGGGAGGATTCCCTTGCCAACCCCACAGTGTTGCGGGGAAAAGGCTCGGAAAGAACGATGACCGGCACATCTGGCCGGAAATGCTTAGAGCAATTCGGGAGATTTCCCCGCGTTGGGTTGTGGGCGAAAACGTTCGCGGCATTATTAGTTGGAATGGAGGGATGGTATTCAACGAGGTGCAATCTGACTTGGAGGCTGTCGGGTACGAAGTCACACCGTATATACTTCCAGCTTGTGCCGTCAATGCTCCACACAGAAGAGATAGAACATTCTTTATTGCCCACCGCACAGACACAGGGATTAAAAGTCTGCAACCAGAATGGAAAAACGGAGTTTATGGACTTAAAACTGTTACCTACCCCAACAGCAAACGACAATCCAGCAAAGAACACTGGAAAAAGAAATCAGGATTCTTTACAGAAAAGAGCATTCCAGCAGACTGGCGAGACTTCCCGACTCAATCACCGGTTTGTAATGGAGATGATGGGTTTTCCACCGAACTACTGCGACATCGCATTAGAGACGATAGTATGGGATTACTATCTGAAAAAGAAATCGACAAAATCATTTCAAAAGCGGTTACAAAAGTTAGAGCAGAATCTATCAAGGCCGGAGGCAACGCAGTAGCGCCACTTCTTATTTATCAAATATTTAAAGCTGTTGAAGATTATGAAAACAATCAAAGATTACTCAAATGAACAATTACAACACGGAGTAGCCCGGTGTGAGGACCGGCTACATGGCGTCCTGCCGTTGGGGCTGATGCGTACCGAAACAAGAGTGAAAGAGGCTCTGATGCAATACAAAGACGAACTTGAAAGAAGGGGACAGAATCAATTAGAATTTAAGTAATATGGCAAAGAAATCTTTTTATTTTCCACATGATGGCAATGCTCGTAATGATGATAAGATTATCGCCGTGCGGATGAGGCATAAGATGGAAGGATATGGGGTATATTTTGCTATTCTCGAAAGACTGCTTGAAAGTTCAAACTACATGTGTACCAAAGATTATAATTTAATAGCCTTCGATTTACATGTAAGTTCTGAATTAGTAAAAAGCATTGTAGAGAACTTCGACTTATTTAAGTTTAAATCTACCGATGATGGAGACTTCTTTTATTCCGAAAGTTTTAATGATAGAATGATACCTCTTGAAAATATCCGTGAGCAAAGGAGCTTGGCTGGTAAAAAATCGGCAGAAAAGCGAGCAAAAAAGAACAGCCGTTCAACGACCGTTCAACGACCGTTGAGCAAAATTCCAACAGAGTATAGTAAAGTAGATAATACAAAGAAAGAATCTCCTAACGGAGATAAGAAAGAAACTGGCGTTTCTTCACCCGCCCTTTCGGATTTTGAGAAATTTGATGATTGGATAAAAAAAGCAGCGCCATATTGCGCCAATCCTAAGAACTTTCCTTCGCAAATCACAGAGGTAGAGTTTCTTAAATTGAAAGAATGTTACTCGAGCCGCCAAATAGCGGATATTGTGGAACAGATAGAGAATCGCAAGGATTTGAGGAAACGTTATGTAAATCTGTATCGAACCGTACTAAACTGGGCTAAAAAAGAATATGGAAAACCAAAATCACAACAAGAAGAAACAGGAAAGATTACCTATGACTGAAATGGGCAGGATTCAACCGCAAGCCAGAGAACTGGAAAAAGCGGTACTGGGCGCGGTTATGCTCGAAAAAGAAGCGTTTCAGTCTATAGATGGCTTTCTTTCCGAAGATGACTTTTACGATCCCGTTCATCAAACGATATTCAAGGCTGTATCCAATCTGGGACTTAGGTCGGAGCCAATTGATATGCTGACTGTGAGCCAAGAATTGAGAAAAATGGGCGAACTGGAGTCGGTTGGCGGTCCAGTATATGTATCAGACCTGACCGGGAATATCGGCTCGGCCGCAAACATCGAACATCATGCACGGATAATAAAGCAAATGTCTATTGCCCGGCAGATAATTTCAGCCACATCAGCTATTCAGCAAATGGCTTTCGATGACACGATAGATGTATCTGAGACGCTCGAAGAATTTGAGAAGAAATGTACGGAAATCGTTATCAGTTCAACCGGAGAGAGCACCATCACTATCAATGAAGCGATCAAAAACACACTGGATAAAGCGTCTGAGGTTCAGAAGCTGAAACAGCAGGGTTTGGATATATCCATAACCACCGGGCTGAAAGGCTTGGATGATGCTTTTCTGGGCGGATGGCGTTCGCCCGACCTGATTGTAGTCGGAGCAAGACCGTCGATGGGTAAAACGCAACTGGCCTTGTCGTTCTCTAAAGCGGCTTTCAATGCAGGGAGGCATGTATTGTTTATCTCGATAGAGATGTCAGCGAATCAGCTTATATCGCGATACTTGTTGGAGGATGAATCTATAAGCAACTACAACCTGAAAACCGGGCAAATGAGCCAGCATGAATGGGAAGCGCTGGATAGGCAAGCATCTATGTTCTACAACCGGAATCTGACAATTGTAGACAAGCCTTCGATTACGGTTAGCGAAATAAAGTCGATAGCCCGAAAACAGAAGCGAAAACAAAAGCTAGACCTTCTGGTTATCGACTATCTGGGGCTTATAGGTACAAGCGCCCGGTTCGAAAGACGCGACTTAGAAATAGGATTTATCACCCGCTCACTAAAAAGTTTATGCAAAGAGCTTGATATCCCCACCATCTTGCTAGCCCAGTTGAACCGTCCACCCAAAGGACTATCTGATGAAGCTAAAGCTGTAAAGGAGCCTGATTTGGAAGACCTAAGGGAATCGGGAAACATAGAGCAGGATGCGGATAAGGTATGTTTTATCCACCGCCCGGCCTACTACAAAGAGGATATCTCAGACTCTAAGGGCGAATCGTGGCAGAATAGAGGTAAAATCTTAATTGCTAAAGACAGGGATGGTATAAGAAACCATTCGGTCATATTTCACCACGATGATAGATTTAAACGGATATCTGATTACCCCATCCATCACAGTACGCAATTCCCCACGGCAACTACCAGGGGCACAGCATCAGAGGGTACGCCATTCTGAAAAAAAACAACCAATATGAAACTATTATTTGAACCCAATAAAATAGAAAATACCATCCGCATATTCCAATCCAACGGAATGATAAAGACTCGGATTGCCAGCCGGTATAATTCTACCGGAAAGATAACCTTGGCAAATATCTACCGAAGGCAAATAGAGGAAAGCGGAGCATCGGTAAAAGAGGTGTGCGAGGTACTGGAATCCGAATACAACAATTGGATGTACAGCACAAGTCCACTCAGAAACCTAACCAGAGAGCAGGGCGAAAAACTGATAAGAGACATGAAGGCTATAAACATCCTGTCTGTCTGCTTTCAGGATAGCATCAACAGCTTGAAAGTTCTGGACGGGCTAGACTTATTCGGAGAGGTAACAAAGGACTTACAGCAGCTAAGGGATAGCATTCTTTCGTTTACAGAAAAGGTATCTAAAATAACGGGTATTGATGCTGCTATTGAGATGGCTGATATAGCGGACGAAGTAAATAATTTGATTGAGGATAGGATGAATATTTAAGTTACAAAAAGAGAACATCGATATTTTAATTACGGCGATTTCGCCATAAATACAAAATAAGAATGAAAGAATTTAAAGGAACAAAATGTAAAGACGGATCATTCAAATGGAATCGGTCAGGTATGGGCTTTCAAGTATTAACGGCCGATTCTTATTATTCTGTATGTGAATCGAAAGGAAAACACGGAATGGAGGAACAAATAGCCAATGCACAATTGATAGCTACAGCCCCCGAATTGTTAACAGAACTTCAAGAGGCCGTAGAGCTACTGGATAGTGCTTACAGAAGTTTCGTTAATGATGATCTGGAAGGACTGTACAATACATTAGCGAACGCTACGAGTAGAACCACATTTAGAGAAACAATAGATAAAGCGTTGGGGAAGGTATAAAAATAATATTAAAAGAAGTATTATGAAAAGTATTATAGATGTTTTCCGAATGAATGAGATTGAATCTAAAACAAGGGCAAAAATCATTATCAAGCTGGGCAATGCTATTAATTACCAATATGCAGCAAATATAACCGAAGGTCTTGTCTTTGAACTTGTGTCGATATTAGACCCGGATAATGATATATTGAAGGATGAACGATATTTAAACCATAAATAAATTATGAACGATAAAACCAAACGGAATAATGATAGGTAATATGTTTCAAATAAATGGATTATCTATGTATGCCTTGTGCCAATGATATTAATAACAATAAAAAAAGAAAGCAATGGAAGAAAACAAGTATTCATGGTTCCCTGAAAATGGGAATTGCACCGATTTATTCGATAGCATCGAGGAAGCTATTAAAGATGCTCAACATAAGTATGACGAAGGGTATGAAGAGTTTGAGGATAAAGATGAATCTTCGCCTATTATATCTATTGGCTCGGTCAGACATTTCGATGTGCAAAAATCTGTAAATATAATAGTAGATAATATTGAAGATTATATCGGAGAACAATTGCACGACTTCTCATCGGGTTGCGACTTTGAATCTGAATGTTATGTCTCAAGAAAAGACAAAGAGACATTTGCCAAAGAGGCTGTTCAAGCCTTGCTCCCTATTGTAGAAAAGTATGTGTTTGTAAATCCTCAATGGGTTTGTACTCCGACAGACAAATACGATTTAAAAAACAAAGAATGGTTGAAACTGTGAGCCAGTAAAAATTAAAATCAATGGAAAAACAACTACAATTAGAAGATATAGCCGGTTATTTGCCGTATGAACTGAAAGCCAGGAAGAATGGGATAGATTTTATAGGGAAAGTAGATTATTGGGATGGTAATGGGTATAAAAATGAAGAAATTTCCATAACAAATAAAGAAGTCGGATATTTTCTGTTGGGTATTCAAGAACTACGTCCTATTCTTCGTCCGATGTCCGACCTATACGAGTCTTGCTTAGAAGATGGGAAGATTCCTATAGTGGAGCTGGCAAAAATATGCTACAGGAAAGCTGAGTATGACGCCATTCTGGAAGACGGGAGATGCTATGCCATCAATAACATAAAGGCTAAGCAATATTCATTCATGTATGATATTAGCCACAAAGGATTTATGGCAATGTCGCTTTTTTTCTCTTCGCAAAATAGCAAGAAGATACAAGCCTATGATGATAGGCCGGGAGCTGTATTTAATCAAACAGAATTGTTCCAAAAGCTCTATGAATGGCATTTCGATGTAAACGGACTAATAGAGCGAGATTTAGCAATTGATATCAACACTTTAAAGTAAAAAAACTATGGCATATCAAGATTATAGACCAGAATATGAATACCTATGGGGATTAGGTTTTATTGAAACAGACAATGGGGGAAATCACCCATACGAAAGATGGAACGAACTAAAACTAAATGATAAATCAATATTACACATGGATGCTTTTTGGGATTTTCAAGTAGAACCCTTTACAGATGCAAGCCCTATACCTATTTGCTTTTCATGCGATGAAGAATTAGAAGATTTTATTAAAGCATTCAGAAACTGATACTACACATCATGAACGAAACAGAAACAAACATTTGTGAAGATTGCGGAAAGGAATTTGACGCAACCGAAGTGCCTGATAACACGCCTTACGCAATGTGTTACCAATGCTGGGATGATTACTGCATGGAAAATTTACCAATTGACGGAAAAGAACTTTAAAATATGAATATAGTAACATTTGAGCAAGCAAAGAAGCTGAAAAAATTGGGTTTTGACAGAGAGACAAGCGATATATATTGGATGGATGGAGATATGGAAGAAAACTACGGAAGGTTCGACTGGAATAATCAAAACGATGAAGATTGTATTTCCGCACCTTCTGCCTCCGAGGCTCTGCAATGGATAAGAGATAACAAGGGTATTTATTGCGGTGTTGGTTGCGGATACGATGTAGATAACGAAATCTATTATCATGGCCATTTTTTTACCGACAATCCATATTTCGTTTGTGAGGATATTTATGGAAACACTTACCATCAAGCCGAATCCGATTTACTTGATGCAGTATTAACCTATTTAATAGAGAAGATATGATAACCAGAATGGATATACATCTAAAATTTATACATAGCATAGGTCTATCCGATGGTCATATATCACAATACAGAGATGATGTCAATAAAATTTCTGCCGAAACAGTTACTCCAAGACTATCAGATGGATTCAGCTTTGGCAAGCCAAGTACAACATATTATATCGATAACGATGATAGGGAATTTAAAGATATAGACTCTCTAATAGAAGCCTACAATGAACTATATAAATATTCAGAGGATAATCCAGAAATGGAAGTTGTATATGTAAAAACAATCAGAAAAAGGAGGAATCAATCATGAAAGGAATTTGCTTTATACCACCGTTGCACGAAAAAACGGTGAAAGGAATAAAAACCCAAACAAGACGGATAATTGGCACAAAGGGGTTATTCAACATAAGAATATATGATAAGGCTATATCAGTAGCAGGCGTAGATGTATACGGTAAAGAGAAGATAATAAGACCTCGTTATAATGTTGGAGAGGTGCTGTATCTCAAAGAGCCATATATTGATGATAGCGATATGTTCTTTACCGTTTTTCCCATACATGAAACTCTAACATACAAGGGAGGAAAAATATTGTATCAGTATGGAAATGATACAAGTATTTTAGATTCTGTATATGGAGATTTGGTAAAATGGCAAAACAAACTCTTTATGCCTGCTTCTGCTGCCCGACACTTTATAAAGGTTACAGACCTCAGAGCCGAGCGGTTGCAAGATATATCGGATGAAGATTGTATCAAAGAGGGTATCGAAGTTAGTAAATATGATAACCGCCATTATGTCAATGATGTATGGGGAAAGAGTAAATTAGATGGAATTTGGGAGAAAACAAGAACATTGTATGATTCGCCCCGAGATGCTTACGCAGCTCTCATTAACAGAATAAACGGTAAAGGCACTTGGGAGAGCAACCCTTATGTATGGGTATATGATTATGAATTGACTGATAAACCAGAGAAACATGATTGAAAGAACCATTATAAAAACAAAGAAGGTCAAGCTACCTAGAAAAAGAAAAAAAGCCTGTATAAAAGCTATTGGCAGGACTCAATACTCAGGGATAATCTATGTGAACGAATTAAGTTTCGAGGATAATTGGGACAAAATGGATAGGAAATTTCCTAAATCTTATCATCCTTACAATTCGTGGATGAGAGGTCAGGTAAAAGAATATTGGTAATAAAATATCATAATAATGAGAAATATACTATGTACACTATTTGGTCATAAGACCGGCAAAGACTATAACGATTCGGGGTATTTGATATGCAAAAGATGTCAGAGCCACGAGTATTACCATTATTCCGGCGCTGAAAGCCTGGGATTCAAACCTGATATGATTTGGCGTAGAGGGGGCTTACTGTTACAACCTTACTGCTTTGTGAAAGGGATATGCTTTAAGATTAGGACTCTCATTGATTATTTCCGGTTAAAGTATATAGAAAAGAGTGATTTACCATTTAAAAAAGAAAGTTCCATGAATAAAGAAACAATAACAGAAAGATATATTGAAATGGCATCAACCATTGAAGATGCTAATATATATGACGGGCGCGGAATATATGATTTATACGAATGTGAAAAATGTAACAGGCATAAAGTTACATTATACGAAGACAAAGGGGTTACTCCTTTTATGATAAAATGCGATTGCGGAGCTTTTATGCAACATACAAAATCGTATAAGAATATACCGGACTATGTTCGTGTATATAAATGGAAAAGACCAACGCTTGAGCAAACAAGGGCATTGCCGGATGGATTAATAGAACATGTCCTTAATGGAGGTTTAGTTTTGGACTCTGATATTCATATAGCTCTATTATCTAAAAAAACGGGATAATTTACCATTTAAAAAAAACGCCGAACATTTTAGCCTCCAATCCCGGAGGCTTTTTTCATAAAAAAAGGCAACCCCACACGACTAAGGCTGCCCCTTTAAACGTCTAATTTTATAAAAAGAACTCTGTAATACAAAGTTAAACATTAATTTATATTTCAGAGTATGGAAACAATAAAAAACTTACAAGAATTATCAGAATTAAGACAAAGAATTGAGATTCTGGAATCAAAGATACTAAAGCCTCAATTAACAGATCTGCAACATATTCCTTTGCTGTATAATTGGTTCGAAGTTATAGCGAACGAAATACAGGATTTTCCGGGGAAAGACAACACCGAATATAGGCAAGTGTTTTTATATTGCATATTGATACTTTATTGTCCTCGTGCTTTAGCGGATGACTTTCTCATAAGGGGTTTACGTCAATCGTTAGCTATATTATTCGGACTTTCGCCCTCGCATATCAGTAACCTAATGAAGAATCTTACTTTCTATTACGAAAAGTACACTAAATTTAGGGGAAATTGTGATGTTGTGTTAGCCGAGATGCAATTTAAGGTCGAAATGGAGGGGTTGAAATAAATAGAGGATATGGTGTATATCCTCTTTATTTGAAAGATTATCACAACTTTTGATTACTCCGGAAAATCCCTGCGCTGGGTGTATATCCTCTTTATTTGAAAGATTATCACAACATAAAGATTAAGAGTTACCAATAATTTCTTGTTGATATCCTTATTTTACCATAATCTTTATAATATGAAACTTCATACTCTAATTTGCTTATGCGGTCAACATAAACTTCACGAACAAAATTAATATTGTATTTATCTATAAAAACGACTTCTTGTTCATATAATTTTGTGAATTCGCCTTTCTCTAAAATTGAAGTTTTATAATATGAAAGACGATTGATAGGGAAGGTATATGTAAGCCAATCTACATCGTACGTTCTAAAAATCATAGGTATATTATGAAACATGAAATGACCTATCCCTATACCCTTAGTGTCAACTCTAAACCCATCTTTGAAATATAGTATAGAATTTTCGTTTCGATTAAAGCCAATATCTTTTATAGATTTATCAAAATGCAATGAATCAGAATTGAATAATGAGATAAGTTTAGAAAATGGGATTTCTATGTAGTTGTCCTCGTTTTTTGTTATCTCCTGAATTACATTATGAAGTGAATCGGCTTTATGTGTTAGTACATCTGATTGATTCTTATTGGAAGTAGAACATCCACTGATGAAAAAAGATATTAAAGGCAGAACTAATAATAATTTCTTCATATCATAAATTTTAGATTATGATACAAAGCTATAAAATTATTTAACACTTTCTATTTCAGCCAAAATTTTTTTCAAATCCTCAATGGAATTTATTTCGTAAGTAATTCCTTTCGCCCTTATTATACCCATTATCCCATCACTAATAAATAGTTCTGAAATATCTACTCCTATTGTTGATGCTATTTTCTCTAAAGTTTCAACAGTTGGATTACCATTAATACTATTCGTAAGAGACACTCTATTTACTCCCATCACTTCTGATAATGATTGTATAGTATATCCTTTCTCTTTTAAAACCTCTTTTATTCTCAATGACATATTATAGTAATTTATAAGTTACATGCAAAAATAAGCAATTGTAATATATAAACTACTATGTAAATATTAAAGTAATGTTAAAGTTTCTATTACCTATTGTTCTGTGTAATTTATATATTACTTTTGAATCAAGAAAGTAATTTAAACGCTACAATTATGATACGTTACAACAAATCCAAAATCATGCGCCTTGCTCACCACCTGAGAAAACATGAAGGCTTCACAATGTCACAGGCTTTGACACTGGCGTGGTCTAAAGCTCGCAGGGATAAGTTCTATATGGTTATCGAAGTATTAAAGCCTCAGAGAGTATCAAGCCCTACAGTAATGAGCCAATACCAGATAGACAGTTATTATGCTAATGGTGCATATTCAGGTGATTAATTTACCCCCCAAAAACAGAGAATAAATATAAATAATATAAATATCAACGATTATGAGTACAATTAAATTAAAAGAGTCCGATATGGACAAAATGAGAGCCTTAAATGCAAAGAACCGTTGGGGTATAGATTATGATGGCATCATGAAGCTTGTAAGCGAACATGAAAAAGCAAGAGATATCGACCCCTACAAATGCGCTCTGATAGAATACCGGCTAACAGATATAAATTGCCACACGGAAGTCAGTATGCTCGAAAAAGGTTATTACAAAAAGGTGAGAAATAGAATAGAAGAAATATTTTAATACCTACCATCATGGCAACAATAGAAATCAAAGGTTCAAGATACCAAAAAAGAATAGACGCTTTTACAGAAGCCTTAAAACTTTTGAATGCTGCGAAAGAAATCATATTAGCAAATGTGCCAGATTATAAAGAGGGTTGCGAATTAGTAGGGTACAGAAACTCGGTAACCGATGCTGAATCAGATTGCACATCAACTATCTGTGATATTAGTTCGGCAATAAGCGAACTTGTCAGAGAGGATGTTTCAGAGACTTATTTATAATGCTTAAAGCCACCCCATAAAAATCAATCAGTTACACCGTATATATTGTAGCGTTACAACAATACAATACATTAATAATCAGACAATTAAGTTTGTTTTTGATAAATTTTATTCTTAATATTGCAAAATAATTCAACTTCGTGGCAGTCGTTGATAAAAATATAAGAAGTCATTAATTGATTAGTTGCAGACTGCCACAACATGCAACTTTTTGATTGATGACTTTTCTTTTAATAAAATGATATATGAAAATGAAAGAGAGTAGTAATAAAAACAAAGAGGTCAATCAAACTTTGGCCGGTGCGATAACCTCTTTGTTATCATAAACATTAAATAATCAAATCTTATGACAGCAACAAAATTAGAAAAATTTAATCAGAAAACAATCTCTAGTAGAGAAATTGCAGAGATTACAGGTAAAACACATGATAATGTGTTAAAGGCGATCAGGAACATGGAAGATGCCTGGGCTAGAATTACTGGCGTCAAATTTAACGTCAGTGATTATAAAGATTCAACAGGCAGAAAATTACCTATGTACGAACTTTCAAAAACAGAAAGCCTCTATGTCGCAACAAAATTCAATGATGAAGCGAGAGCGAAACTTATCCTCCGTTGGGAAGAATTGGAACTAAAAGCTCAAAAGATTGCTTTGCCACAAAGTTATTCAGAAGCTTTGCGAGAGTTAGCCGATAAAGCAGAAGAAAACGAACGGCTGAAAATAGAAGCCAAAGAGAATGCCCCGAAAGTATTATTTACAAATGCTGTAAGTGCTGCAAAAACATCTATCCTTATAGGTGAGCTTGCTAAAATATTAAAACAGAATGGTGTCGAAATCGGTCAAAACCGTCTTTTCGAATGGTTAAGGCAAAACAATTACCTTATCAGTCGCAAAGGCACAGACTATAACGCGCCCACTCAAAGAGCTATGGATTTAGGTCTGTTCGAAATCAAAGAAACCGTTGTTACCCATTCAGATCATACAACAATCAACAAAACGACAAAAGTAACTGGCAAAGGTCAAATATATTTTATTAACAAGTTTCTAGCTATAGAAGTATAGCGTTTTGTCACTCAAAAGACACTCATTTTTTTATGGGTGTCTTTATTTTACGAACACTTTGCAAACGGTTTGCCTCAATAATTCGTATTTTTAAGAGATAGTGTTTATTAGTGGTAACTTTAACAAATAAGATTGCATTAAAAATGAAAGTATTACAACTTGTTTTAAGAAAAGAAACGTTTGATAGTATATTGTCAGGCGAACAGAAAAGTGAAGTTAGAGAAATTCGCCCAAATGCGAGTTTCAGCAAATACGCAATATGTGTAGATGTTAACGGCAAAACTTACAAAAGCGAAAATCTGGTGCCCGATGACGTAGATTACGAGGTCGTGCCTGTGAAATATGATGCTATTCAATTCTATCATGGTTATGAAACCGATAGGCGGAGTATGTTAATTGAAGTGAAAGACGCTATGGTGTACATGTTGACTGATGACGATGGTAAAGATTTGACATATGAACTTGATGGTAAAGAGTATATTTATTCAGAAATAGAATATTCTTTAGGTAAAATATTAAATAAAACTAATTGTTAAACATATGGCAAGAATTGGATCAAGACGAGGTGCTGACGGGCGTATTCAAAGTAGGACGCAGCAACAAAGAGACTACAATAAGCTCTTTGGCGCAAAATGAATGTTCTAACGCATACAGAACAAGTTGTAAAAGCGGTTAGTCAAAAGACCGACCGCATTTTACTTTTTTACTCTTGTGGTAAAGATTCAATAGCGATGTTGGATTTGATTGCACCACATTTCAAAGAGGTGATGTGCGTTTATATGTATTTCGTAAAAGGGCTTAGCCATATTGACCGCTTTATAAACTACTCAAAAGTAAAATACCCAAATGTTTCTTTCATTGAAGTCCCACATTGGAATATGTCAAGGGTATTAAAAATAGGCTTATACTGCAAGCCTGATCCTAAAATAAAATTATTGTTGCTTAAAGACATTGTAGAACGTGTTCGTGTCAAAACTGGCATCGAATGGTGTTTCTATGGCATGAAGCAAGCAGATAGTCTCAATAGAAGGCTTATGCTCCGTGGGGATGATTACGATCTACAGGCTATAAATAATAAAACAAAGAATGTATACCCATTGTCTTTATGGAAAAAGAAAGAGGTGTTAGCTTATTTGAAATCAAGAAACTTGCCTGAACCGATACAATATTCTAAAGAGGCAGGCAACGGACTATGGTTTGACCTAAAGGTGTATCTTTTTTTGAAAGATAATTATCCTCAAGATTTACAGAAAATACTTTCCGCTTTCCCGTTAAGCGAAAAAATACTATACGATTACCAACAATCACTAAGAAGCCAAAACGATGAAAGAGGACGAATTAAATAAATACTTCAAGTCTGAAACAGTTGAATTATATCGCTCCGAGATTCAACTTGCAGGATATAATCCACGCAAAATATCAAATGAGGCAAGAAAGCAATTAAAAGGTAGCTTAAAGAAATATGGTGTCGTCGGGGGGCTTGTCGTAAATAAGACAACAAGCAATACACTTGTTTCCGGGCACCAAAAAGTAAGTATTCTTGATGAACTGAATAACTTCCCCGAAAACGACTACAAGATAAAAGTAGAGCTCATAGAGGTTGATGAGAAAACTGAGAAAGAGTTGAATATATTTTTCAATAACCCAAATGCAATGGGTAGTTGGGATTACGATATACTGGCGTCTATTATTCCAGATATAGACTACAAAAATGCGGGATTAACAGAACAAGATTTAAGTATCATCGGTATTGATATATCGTTCGATGTGCAAAATGATATCGTTGCAGATTTTCAAGAGTTATCTAAGCCATATGAAGAGATGAAAGATCATGTTAAGAATGTAAAGGCGGAAGTTCGTAAGCAATCAAATGAAATGGTAGACAATCATGAGACATACGTATCCTTAGTGTTTAAAAACACAAAAGCAAAAGAATCGTTTCTTCAAAGATTTGGGTTTACTCAAGATTCCAAATTTATCCAAGGAGAAGAATTTGCTAATATGGTGGAAAGAATAGGGTAGTTTGTGAAAGGTGAATTATTTGAAAACATGATAGAGAGTTGAGCAATGGCAAAAGTTAAGTTTGATTTTACTGATAAACAAAACATTCTCCGTATCGAAGGATGGGCGAGAGATGGGTTAGACGACAAGCAGATTGCCGCCAATATCGGATATAATGAAACTTATTTCTCTGAATTAAAGGGTCGTATTACCGAATTATCCGAAGCATTAAAAAAGGGACGTGCTCCGCTTGATGTAATTGTAGAAAGTACCCTTTATCGACGGGCGATTGGCATGAAAATAAAAACGCAGCAAGCTTTCAAGGTTAAAGAGGTAACATATACAGAAGAAGGTAAGAGGTTCGAGACAGAGAGGGTTGAAATTGTAGAATTAGACCAAGAACTCCCCCCTGACCCTACTTCTATGATATTCTGGCTTAAAAACAGGAAGCCTGAACAATGGAACAAACAAACAGAGAAGGTAGATATAACAACAAATGGAAAAGATTTTAAGACCGATCCTATAATCATTGAAGTAATAGACAGTAGAGATAAAGTAGATGCCAAAGATTCAGACAACACCGATATACAGTAAGGTTGACGAAGCTATAAAGGATGGATTCAATGTTGTTTCAGCTCAAGGTAGTAGTCGAAGCTCCAAGACGTATAATATACTGATTTGGCTTATAAATTATTGCCTTAAACATCCATTTACACGTCTGTCTATTGTACGTGCAACCCTCCCTGCTATAAAGGGATCTGTATTTGTCGACTTCAAAGAGATATTATATAATATGGGGATTTTTGACTCCGGGTGTTTGAATAAAACGGAGATGATTTACACTCTCCCTAATGGATCTTGGATTGAATTTTTCTCAACCGATTCAGAGCAAAAATTGAGAGGGCGTAAAAGAGATATTTTATATGTGAATGAGGCTAACGAGCTTCTTTTCATAGAATGGCAACAACTCAAGATGCGTACAACAAAGTTTGCCATTGTTGACTATAATCCTTCCTTTAGCGATGACCATTGGCTATGTGACCTAAATAAAGAAGAAAAAACATTTCATTTCATTTCTACATATAAAGACAATCCTTTTTTGGAGAAAACTATCATAGACGAAATAGAGAGCTTACAGCATAAAAATAAATCTCTCTGGCAGATATATGGATTAGGATTACAAGCGCAAATTGAGGGGCTTATATTTAAGGATATTGAGATTGTAGACGAAGTGCCGCAATGGGTAAAGAAGAGGTGGATAGGATTGGATTTTGGTTATACCAATGACCCGTCAACGGGAATTGATGTTTCCCTATTGGATAACACTTTGTATTTGGATGAATTATTTTATCGGACACAAATGCTATCTGCCGATATTGTTAAAGAACTAAAGCCGTATAGTGGACTAAAAGTAATATCAGAAAGCGCAGATCCCCGCCTGATACAGGAGGTTAAAAATGCAGGTATTAATATTTATCCTGTCGAAAAATTCAAAGGTTCTATTATGGCAGGAATAAACAAGATGCTCGAATTGAATATAAAGGTAACGAAACGGTCTGTGAATCTGATTAAAGAGTTTAAGAACTACACATACCTTCAAGATAAAGACGAGAGATGGTTGAATGAACCTATTGATGCATATAATCATGGGATAGATGCGAGTAGGTATGTTGTTCTTTCGGAAATATTAGGTAGAAATAGGAAGTCATTCGATTTATCGGGGGTGTTTCATTAAAATAAAGTTGTATGACATTACAAGAAATATTAGCTCAAGAAAATATATCCGAAAAGATAAAGCTAATCAAGCAGGCTAGAAAAACGCCTTTGCCTGATGTAGATCAACTCCGTAAAGATTGGGATCCGATGCTTCATGATGTTATGGATAAGGAAAAACGCCCTGATGAAATAAAAGTTATCAAGCCGGAAGAAAGAGATCCATTAACGAATAAGATTATAAAGATTGCTGTAACCAAAGAAGAACCGGTTAATCGTATTCCGTTACCACTCGAACAGGATATAGTCAATATTCATACTGCCTTTACTGTCGGTACAGAGCCTAACTTGACCTGTGAAACTGACGATGATAAAGAGAAAGAGCTTTTCAAAGTGGTTAAGACTATCGATCGCAAAAATAAAATTAAGTATCACAATAAACGCATTGTCCGATCTTGGTTGGCAGAAACAGAAGTTGCAGAGTATTGGTATACAGTTGAAGATAAAAGCTTCTGGAAACTTATTCTGAATAAAGTAAAATCAGCTTTTGGAGTTAAGGCTAATGCTACCCGCAAATTTAAGTGTGCTATTTGGTCTCCTTTTCGCGGAGATGTGCTTTATCCGTTTTTTGATGATGTGAATGATTACAAGGGGTTGGGGCGCGAATACAAGGTAAAACAGACTGACGGCACTGTCGTTAATTATTTTCAATTCGTAGATGATATGCATGTTTATTTGTGGGTGCAAAATGGTGCAGATTGGAAAGATGCGGATAAACATCCTTTCAGACATAACTTTCCTAAAAATCCAACAATATACAGTCCACGACCTGAATCGCTATGTGCAAAAATACGCCCTATCCGAAATCGTCTTGAGACTATTTTATCGAACTATGGTGATTGTATTGATTATAATTTCTTCCCGAAATTGGTCGCTATCGGTGAAGTGACAGGCAACAATCCAAAAGCAGCACGGGGAGGTATGGTTAAAGTCGAGAACGGTGGCGATCTTAAATATCTGTCCTGGCAGCAAACACCTGAAGCTGCAAAGTTGGAGATAGATACGTTGACAGAAAGAGTCTATTCGCTTACAAATACGCCTCGTATCAGTTTCGAGAACTTGCAAGGCTTAGGTAATGCTTTCTCCGGGGTGAGCTTCAAATATGCATTTATGGGGGCTCACATGGCCGTAGAGATGCACGCTGAAACTTTAGGCGAACATTTGCAACGTAGGTATAACTTCCTTGTGTCTGCTATCGGTTCGGTTAATACTGCGTATGCTGATGCAGCCGAAACAATAGATATAGATGTACAGATTGTGCCTTATATGATTGATTCCGTGTCAGAAAAAATAAAAGATGCATCTGATGCGGTGGGTTCTGGTATCGCATCAAGAAAGACTGGTATTATCCTTGCCGGACTAGTAGAAGAAGATGATATTGAAACGGAAATTGATGCAATCGAAGCCGATGAAGCAAAGAAAAATGAGTATAGTAATTATCCGATAGGAGGAAATGAAGAATGAAAAAAGGTAAAAAAATAAATGAATATATTTTCTATGCAATTTGCATAATATCATTATGGATTGTAATAACTACATCCATACAGAGAGAACAGAATAGAGGGTTGAGTGAAACGGAGCTATTTATGCTTATACCTAAATCTTTTGTATTGAATTTTGAACCATAAATTGAACCAACATGAACTCAATTGTATCATTTAGATTATGCAAGCTGTCAGATGAAGAACTACTCGAAAAGGTAGATAAAATGACAGATGAAATGTTCCAAAAGAGGGAAATACCCACAAGGCATATCCCTGCAAAACCTGATAGCGACTATGATTTATTGGTCGGTGAGTTGGTAATGAGATTTAATGAAAGAATAAAAAAAGATAACAAATGAAAGCAATCCTAAATTTCCTCCGCTCTCTATATCACAGAGAGAATAGACCAACGAGAAGATACAAAAGCGGTAAACGGAAGTCTATTTAATTATGAACCTACTTAAATTCAAAATATCACAAGCTCCCTCAATAGGTAGTAGATTATCTGTAAATATTCAGCCTCGCAAATGGTATATTGCTTGGTTGTGGGTAAAAGTGTTTACTAAAGCGTCATGTATGTGGGTGAAAGTATTCTTTAAAACTTTATTCGAAAAACAATGCTAACACAAGAAAGAGGTTATGGTTGTGGACTGTACTCAGTTGCAAATGTTATTAATTTAGAAAACTTCGTAACGGACGAACGATTAGAGCTAAGCAAAGCTGGCAACAATATTGGTCAAATTACGAACTGGTTATTTCAAGATGGTCACTCCTTTTGGATTGATACACTAAAATATACAGGGAAACTCGTTTCACTCCCGAAAATAGATATAAAATTTGAAAGTAACGTTCTTTACTGGCCTGCTCTTATTTCGATTCAAGCAACAAGGGAAAAAAACCACATGATAGGTATCAAGATGCATAACGGTGGGCGTTCAGGGCAAACGATAGAGGTTTGCGATAGTTTACTCGATGAACCTTTTTATCTCTATGACTGGACTGAATTGAAGTCTTATTACCCAAAGGTGTACGGATTATTCAGCTTTCGAGATTTCTATAATAAAGATATTTTCTTCTGTAATATATGAACAAATACGACAAAAAATATAAAGAAACTCAACTCCGAATACTAAAAGACCTCGAAAATATCTATGGCAATTTAGTAGATGATCTTGTCGTTGCTGCATCTTTAGCCGGTATTTCCGATAAAGAATACTTCTTATTCAAAAATCACCCTGCAATAAAAAAGAAAGCAGATGATTTGATTAATAAAGTCAATGTCCGGTTATTCTTGTATGTAAACAATCGCACTACGGAGGTCTGGGCTTTGTCAAATGAGAAGAACGATACTTTGGTAGATCAAGTATTCGGTAAAAGAAATAAAGTAACTCCAAGGGCTTTTAAACCACACAACGGAAAAGCTTTAAAAACTTTCAGAGAAAGCAAAATTAAAGGCTTGACCCTATCTGATAGGGTGTGGAACTCAAACGCTAATTTGAGAAATGAACTTGAATCTGCTTTGAATGCGGCTGTTAGCAATGGCCAGTCTGCGAAGTCTTTAGCGAAAGACATTAAAAAATATCTGTTAGATTCAAATTCACGGATTAGACGTGTTAGAGATAAATTCGGAGATTTAAGAGTTTCTCCAAAGGATTTGAAATTTAATCCGGGGCGTGGAGTCTACCGATCTTCCTATCAAAATGCCCTTCGTCTCGCAAGAAATGAAATTAATAGGGCTTACAGGGAGGCGGAGTATCTAAGATTTCAGCAAAACCCCGCTGTTATAGGCTATCGCATTCAAAATTCAAATAGAGTTGCCACAATATGTCCAATATGTACGGCTATGAATGGTCTTGTATTTCCTAAGACGTTTAAGTTTAGCGGATTTCACGTCATGTGCATGTGTGTTACCATCCCTATATTATGCTCTGATGAAGAATTTGATAGGATATTGGAAGATGAGAGCTATGTACCTAAACAACCGGAGATGCCAGTGATAGAATTATAGGTCTGTCTGCTCTTTCACTTCATTTTGCACGTCTTTGCCTTTCATTAGTAACAATTTGCAAGCTTCATCAATAGTCAAATTATTAGCTTTGGCGAACTGCTCAATAGTCGCCCGTAATTCTATTATTTCTTCTTGGATGCTCATAACTCAACCTCCTTTATTCCTAACTTATCTTCTAATTCTCTCTTATGCTTGCCCCAAGTTTCATCTTTGAGCGGGACCATAAGGAGCGTATTTTTAGCGCATAACCCCACTAAATAATCACAAGCGAGGGAAGCAATCGCACGACCTTGCACAGTTTTGAGGCCTGAAGCATCCACTTTATTGAAATCGACTTCTTTGCTTTCGAGTATTTCGACTGCTTTCAAATAGCCCTCTTTTACGGCTGCATTTACGTGCCGGTTGATAGGTTTATACGCCAATCTATCGTTAATGATTGAGATTGTCTCCTGTACCTGTTCATCGGTTGGCTTTTCTCCCTGCATATTCAGGAGTTCAGTCGTTTTTTGATATTGTTCTAATTCGGTCATGGTTATTGGCTATCTTCTATTTGGGAGTTCAATGAAATTTCGATTTTGGGAAACTATTATTTTACCTTCTGTCTCCAATTCATTTAAAGCTTCAATGAATATAGTTTGGGATACCGTAAAATCTTTACTATACATGTTATATATGTTAGCATAACGAGTAACACCTTTATATTCATTTTCTAGTTTTTGAATAATTGCTTCTTTGAAAAACTCTTTCGTATTCATATTTATTTCTCATTAAAAAGTTTAATTAAATCAGTTTCGGTTATACGTTTGGTTTCTCCCTGATATTCGATTAATATTTTCACTTCTGATCTTTCTTCAAGAAGCTCTATATAATCAACTCCAAGAGCGTTGGCAATATCTTTCACCTTTCCTATGGTGGGGTTTCCTGATAACGCAGCGTATAACGCCTGATAGGTTATATTCATCCTTTTCTCTGCGAGAATCTTTAGCGTTATGCCTTTTTCGTCGCAGATTGATTTTACTCTTTCTAATAACATATTTTCAAACTATAGTTTGATGCAAATATAGTACTTGTTTTCAAACTATAACTATATGTATTGATAAATAAATCAAAAAATAATTTGAAAATTTATTGAAAAATATTTGTGCATTTCAAATTATATATTGATATTTGTATAAAGAAAATAAAAACATAGTTTGAATTATTGATAACAACAGATATGAGAATAGCAAGTTCAACAAAAACAAGATTCGTAGTAGTAGATACAATCACAGGCAATGAAGTATCAGAAGTTCTAAGATTTGAAAGCGAAGCTTTAGAATTGATACCTGTCTACGAACAAGATGATAAAGAAGCTGGCTGTTACATAGCTAATTCATATAAAGTAGAAGCAGTAGAAGTAATCTAACAATATAATCACACGACAATGAAAACAAAAGAAGTATTAAGATCAGTAATGTCGCTCGCATGGCAATTTGTGCGTAGAAATGGTTTTTCTATGAGTGAAGCGTTAAAGGTAGCTTGGGTTAATATAAAACTGAAAATTGCTATGAAAAGTAAAATTGTGAAGTTCTACTTCAAAAAGGTAGATGGTTCGACTCGTGAAGCCTATGGCACACTTCAAGAATCTGTTTTGCCTGAAACAAAGGGCGAAAGAAAATCAAACGACACAGTACAAACATACTTCGATACAGAAGTACAAGAATATCGCTGTTTCAAGAAAGCAAATTATAATATTATAAATATATAGTAATGAAACAGATTTATCATTTCACAAATTATGATGAGTTTTTAGAAGAACTCAATTCGTACAAAGGTGACTTTTGCAAAATAATTAGATCGGGCAATGTCGCAGTCATAACCTTTAGAGATAGTAATGAGTTCGTTGCATGTTTGCAATATGTAAAATTATCAGAATCATGACGCTATTCAACCTACTTCAAACCAAACCTACCCTTTACGGCTATATCATGGTAAAGGGTAGTCAAAAGATAGGTTCTTTCAGACCTAAATACAATAAGTACACGAATACAATTCAGTATGTGTATTATACCGAGAAAGGCAATAGAGGTCAAGGCGGTTTTAGCCTCAATGTAGGTTATCACCTGTTAAACAAAGGTCAATTATCATTGAATCCCGAAAAGGGCAAAAGAGAAAATTATTTGTAAAAATATGGCACGATTAGATATAGAACGACAAAAAGAATTAGAACCTAAAAGAATGGCTTATGCAAAAGAGCAAATTCAAAAATTAGGTTATGAGATAAGCTTCGAGAATGATACAGAAATACGATTTGAGTTTAACGGCAATACCGTTAAGTTATTTCCTTATTCGGGTTGGCATACAGGTAAAGGTGTTATATCTGGGCGTGGATTAAATAAATTACTAAAACAAATAAGACAATAACATAATGGCAAATAAAGAATTATCCTCAATCGAAAAACGAGCGAAAGAATATGCTGAAAAATCAAATAAAGCTGTCGGCTTCCCAAATACAAATATAGCCCGACCTGTTGAACTCGGCTTCCTTTCAGGTGCAAATGTAATGAAAGGCAAAGCGGTTGCCGCTTTTGCTACATATTTAGAAAACTATTGTGGTTTAGATGCCTGCGAAAAAAGATATAAAGAGTTATTAAACGATTTTACGAAACAACTTGAAAAATAAATAATCATGACACATCAATTAAAAGTAAAGATTTTCAGAAGTAACGGTAGACTACAATTCGATTTTCAAGCATCAATAAACGAATGGCTTGCCGAAAACACCAAAGATGGCAAATGTGTAATTCTCAATATCCTGCAATCAGAATGCGAGAAAAACATAACTATCAGTATTTTTTACAACGAATATGTAGAAGAATGAGATATGAATTTACAATTATTTATAGAAACCTATCACCCATATTATAGCAGTAGCGATAATGTTGCGAGGTATTTAGATTTGGGTATGTATTTAAGTGGCGAAATGGAAGAGTCAGTTTTGTGGCACGATATGGCTCAATCAGACAGCGAACAGCTATTTATCGAGTTCTCTAATCTGCAAGATATATTATTTAAAGAAGCTTTTGAAAATTATAAAAACTTAAAGACATGAGCGAACTAACCCCCGATGATATCTGGTTCTGTGAACGTATGACAGATAGTCATTCTAATTCTGGTTATCTGGTAACGACTAAAACAGGCTTAAAAGGTAGGACTTATCACAAAGATAGTCTTATCAACGGCAAACAGCCTGTATATGTGGAAAAGGACGGTAAGGCGCTAAGGATGCTTTGCGATCTTGATAGCTTAACGTTGAATGGATTTATAGATTGAGATATGAAAAGTATTATTGATGTTTTCCGAATGGAAGAAGTGAGCAAAGAGACGCGAGCTAAAGTAATCATAAAACTAGGACGTGCCATAAATGACCAATATGCAATGAATATAACCGAAGGTCTTGTCTTTGAACTTGTGTCTATCCTTGACCCTGATAACGATATATTAACTGATAATCATTATTTAAGGCACAAATAGCAGAAAAGGTTTTATTGAATATAAATTGAAAATGAAATGAAAAAGATAGAAAGTAAAGACAAAGTGGATAAAGAAACGATTGATGTATATGACAGCATTAACGGTTTTGATGTAATGAAAGAACTTTTCCTATTTAAAGGCGAAGATCGTGTCTGTCGAGATATGAGAGTGGAATTTAAAGATTTATTAGATGCTGCTTTTATCCTATATGGATTGAAAGTAAACAGTACAAATAAATTGTATGTGTCTTTCTATCTTACACGGTTCTACAAAAAAGAAGGCCTTATTGCTCCTAATGGAAGAATTATTGCGCCTGTCTCGATATACGATGATATAAAAGCAATAAACGATAAATACAGGAGTACAACACCCCCATCGCTAAGATAAAACTCCGAAACACCCCACTAAAAGACACCCTGCTATAGAGTGTCTTTTTCTTTTTGCACCTACTCACAAACTAAAACAAAACTGTTTATTCCCCTCCTTTAAATTCCTTTCCTATACCTTTTATTGCAAGTAACTTAGTGGAAAATTGTAGTAAATGAGCGAGCTTGCAAACAAAGAAGATCTTATAAATAGCAAATTGAGTGAAATACTCAATGGGTATAATATTGTCAATGAGAAAGGGTATGTTCTCAGAAGCATACAATTCTCATTGATTTATCCTAGGCTAGCAAAAAGAATAGTTCAAAGATTGTATCCAAAATGTAAAGAATTTCAAATTGAAAAAAAGGACATAAAAGATGTATTAGGGAGAAAGTTCAATGTTATTGAAACATCAATATTGAGGAACCTCCCAACAATGGTAATAAAATATTTTTCAACAAGACATATGTTTGGAAATGGCGTTGAGGAAATATACGAAGTTATGTCGCTTGCCACTAAAGCAAATACAGTTATTGTTGATGTCAATGGAGATGCAGAGTGCATTGATGTGGTTTCTTACGTTTACTTTGGGAATATAATCCCAATAGAAGAAGCTAAATGTATTATCAATAAGCGAGGATTATCAGTTGTAGAAAAGAACGACAGTGGAACCGTGTTTGATAAATTCAGCAAAAAAAGCTTTAAGTATTTCGTGAAAGAAACAAAAGCGAAAGAACTGGATTAAAATATACATACATATAAAATAAGATAATTATAGCTAGGCGTGATTATTCCCAAATCGGGGGTAGTCACGCTTTTTTTATTTAATAAATCTTCATAAGCAATGAAAGAAAAAATCTTTAATGCACTAAAAACGGCAATTCTGGTCGGAGGAAAAACCTCTGTATCGGATGCTACAATTAACACTTATGTAGGTCTTATCGACGTTGAAAAAATCACCGATGAGAACCAAATTGCAGAAGCTATTAAGCCGTTTGTTCCTGTATTGCAAGCGGTACAAGCGAATATTAATAGTGTTGCTGCAAGTTCTGTTACAGCTAAAGAATCCGAGCTTAACAAAACTATCGAGGAATTGAAAAAATCAATCCCCGAACCAACAAAGAATCCTGACGTGGAAGTTCCCGAATGGCAAAAAGCTATTGAGGGGCTGACTGCAACGGTTCAAACCCTTGCATCTACCGTTGGAGCGCAACAAGCTGAAAAAACGCATGAAACGCTCTCTCAAAAACTAACAAGCCTACTTACCGAAAAGAAAGTGCCTGAATGGTACTCTTCTGACATATTGGATGGTCGGACTTTCAAAGACGAGAACGATGTAAATACTTGGGCTGAAAAAATCAGTACCAAATGGGGCGAACGCAATCAGGAACTTACAAACAACGGATTCAGAGAAACAGTGCCTCCGGGAAGTGGAAACGATGATGTGAAAGATTCTGAAATTATCGCAGCCGCTATTAATGCAGGTACAAGAAAAATTGTCGAACAACAAAATCAAAATTAATTATGCCAGCAGGATTTAAGTATAACCTGAATGCAGAACCGGTAATCGAAGAACTTTGCCGTTTTGAAACAGTCTTCCGTCATTCGGGAGGTTTCAATTTGGATGATTCTTCTTTGGTCGAAGGTTCTATCATTCCGGTATTAGCTCCTATTGCAGTGGATTTCGCCACTAGAAAAGTAAAGGTTGTTAAGAATGTTACCATAGTAGAAGCCGCTACTGCTACCGCCACAGAATACAAGATTGCTAAAAACTCCCTGGTTTCTGTGGGTATGTTTCTAGGAACAGGTTCAAAAGGCGCAGAGGTAACAGCCATTGATAAGACAAATGCAGATTACGACCTTATAACTGTCGGTGCTACAATCGGAGCAGCAGTTACAATAGACCAGGTTCTTTTTGAGTCTACAGCCGTAGGAGGATCAACTCCTAAAAACGTAGCTAACAAACTGAACTATGCACGTACTAAGGTAGAGCCGGGAGCGACTATCACAGCCGTTGGACGTGCTTACGAGATCATAGAAAGCAAGCTCAAACTTCCTATTTCGGACAAAGATAAAGCTTCTCTTGGTGATAATTTTATGTTTCAACCCCAATAAATTATAAGCTATGCAATTGACATTAGATAAATTATTCAACGATCCTAATATCGTTAAAGCGATAATTGACAGGGTAATGCAAACAAGATTAGATACCATCTATTGGAAGCGTTATCTTGACTTCGAACAAACAATGTCGCGTACATTCAAGACTTATCTTGGTACTGTGACAGGTGTTACAGCCGGTTCGATCATTGACCGAAACTCAAACAAACCACTTCGCGAACGCCGCGCTTTAGGGCAAGGTTACGGAGAGGTTGCTTATTTGGGTGACCGCTATCAGATGGATAACGACCGTTTGGATCAGTTGAAATCTTTGATTGATAAATACAATCAAGCAAAAACAGCCGACCAAATTGATGCTATGAACGCCATTATAGACTATATCACAGACGATTTGAGACAAGTTCTTCTTGCGCCTCATAAACGTATGGATATTGTTGTAGGTTCTTTGCGTTCAACAGGCAAAGCAGAAGTAAAACTTGCTGATAACCCACAAGGCATTGAATTGTTGGATATCGAGCTTCCAATGAAGTTTATAACTCCGGAAGTAGGTGAGCAAGCTAAATTCATTTCATTCTTGAAAGAATTGATAGAATCCCTCCGCGCAACTATCGGAGCTTTCTCTGTAATTGAGATGTCGCGTTCAACTTTTAATAAATATATCATCGGAGCATCCGAATTTGGTACTAACTACAAAATGATATTCGGTAGTGCTGAATTGGCACAATCAGGCGGTCTTATGACTGATGCTATGGCTAACCAGTTGTTCACAGGAATTGGATTGCCTCCTGTCCGAATAGTAGAAGAATATGTCGCAAAAACAGATGGTACAACTGTATCGACATTTGCGGATAAACGCATAACTCTTTTACAAGCCGACAAGATCGGCAAGATGATGTGGCACGAACCTTATGAGGCGAGCGATCCTGTACCGGGTAAAACCTATACACGTTCGGAAGGCGGTATGTATATATCTCAAGTAAGAACCGATGAAGGTCGTTTCATGGAGTACGGTGCTGAATGGATTCCAAACATCGCAGCTCCTCATAAGATGGTGAACATTGACCTTGCAAACTTCTCATGACAGTAAAAGATTACATAACAAGCAAATTTCAGCCTTTCGGAGTAAATTTCTCCGAAGCTGATATTGCTGATGTTGCTCTGTCTGGTGTTGATGTTGATTCTGAACTGACCAATGATAACAGGAAATCTGTTTACCTGTCAATGGTTCGGTTTATTATCCCTCAATTACTTCTTAGAGCAAAATCAATATCTGAAAGTGGATTTTCTGTATCATATGATACTAAAGACATACTTCAATATTACGCTTGGTTATGTAAGCAACTTGGTATAAAAGACGAATTGAATCAAAAACCGACTGTAACCTTTCTATAGTGTATTTCAAGCCTCATAAACTATATATCCATAAGGAAGGAGAATCTTATCAGGATGATGATGGCAACTGGCATACATCTGAGCCTTCAACCGAATATCTGTGTGATTGCTTTTTACATGATATTTCGATTAAGGAACAGGCCGGATTAGCCGGAGTTGGCGTAAAAGCCACAAAGAAGATCAATCTTGACAGAAATGATTCTTTGAAATTAGGGGATAAAGTAGAAGCTAGAGAAAAGAAAGATGACAGCGTTAGGGGTATAGGCTCAATCGTAGACATCAAGCATACAAGTAATATGGGCAATAATTATACTCAAATTCTTCTATGATAGCAACCAACGATATAAAAACCATCCTGTACAAAGCGGTTAAAGCTCATTACATTTTGGGAGCGTTCCCTGAAATATCAAAGGATAGGCACAAAGCCGTTACCGAACAAACGGTAAAGGAGAGGATTGTAGTTGTTGTTAATGCTACTGATAATAGCGATTGGCAGGGAACATATGCAAGAATATGCGTTTATGTGCCTAAAATAAAAGCAGGCACAGAATTATATCCCAATACATCACGATTGACAGAACTAGAAAGGGTATGTACTGAATTATTCTACAAAAGAACATTCATAGAGATCGAAGGTCAAACACTCTATTACAAATTAGAAGATATCGTTCAGGAAGATGATTCCGAAACATGGAGTGACTTTCTGAATGTGAGATTAAAAGTAACAAATCAAAATTTTAAATTATAAAATTATGCCAGAAATTTCAGGAATAGGAGTAAAGAAAATATACTATGGTCTTGCATTATCAACTGTAGCTACTCCATATGTAGATGGTGATACTACCACGGGATTATCACCATCCGAACTAAAAGCTTTCCTTGCTTTGGATACAACAAAACAAGTTAAGAATGTTCACGAAAATAATTGGAATTATGAGAAATCTCTACCATCAAAGTCTTATTATAAAAATAAGCTTACAGGTAAGAATTATCGAGGATCAACAGATGATCCGGGAGATTCTGTAATAACATTCTCTATCGGCAAATACGATTTTGAAACAAAAGCGGCTTTAGAAGGTGGGGGAGCAAGTGATACAAAATATTCAGCTCCGGATCAGTATACGCCATTAAGTTTAACTCTGGTCGCATTAACAGAAGATGGATGCTATATTGTTTATCCGAAAGCAGATATAGTTGCAGGAGGTGTTACCACTGATGACGCCGTTGCAATTTCAGTTCAAGCTACAGCTCTGGAGCCAGATATAGCCATTGAATCTGAGGCGTGGGTAATGAAATCTGCTGTTGACGCTGCTGCTAATCCATAACAAGAAATAACGATGTATAACTAAAATGGCAGGCGGTGTTTTCTGCCTGCCATTTTTTATTTAAGAATATGAACGAAGCGGCTCAATTAGTATCTGAAGCTCTCCTCGGGTTAGATTCAAAAACTATATTCATCTGTGGCAAAGCGTATGAGATTAAGCCCCCAACAATAAAAATAATGTGTTTAGGCCTGAATGAATGGGCTAAGATAGATTTGAATCTCAAAGAACAAACTAACTTATCATTAGCTATCCAAATTCCTGAAAATGCAAAACGTCAACTTAAAGGTATCAGCAAGTTTATTGCTGGAGACACTATTTATTCTGATAAAATTTATAACGAATGGGTAAATAATGAGCCAAGCGTAACACAAGAGGAATTAGACTTTGCGGTTGACACCATTTTAAGCCTGATAGACAAGGAAAAGGTTTTTCGAAGTGCGCAAGGGTGCTTGAGCGCAGCAAAAATAATAGCAAGACCCAAATAATAGGGGGTGATACGATGTTCGGCCAGATATCCTCTTTTATGGATAGTCTTCATCTGTCATACAAGGAAGTTTTTGAATTGATACCCTATCGAAATTTGGTAATGATGCAAGCAGATAAGCAAAGAGAGTCTACAGGAGATATAATAAGGCAATCGAGCAGTAGGGAAATTGCGGGAAACAGAATAAAAGGATGATAAACATTGATATAGACCTAAACGGATTAGATGATACCCTAAAAGAAATAGAAGCTTATGAACAGCGTTTTATATTTCGTTTGCAACGCATAGGTGAGCAATATGTCGCCACAGCCAGACAAAAAGGAAGCTATGATGATCATACAGGGAATCTACGAAATGCTAATTCTTACAGGCTTTATAAAGATGGAAGAGTATTATTCCAAAGCATCGGATCGTCTATAACTGGCGAATTCTTAGATAACTATATCACTGGAATAGGATTAGAGCTTGTGTGTGGTAACGGAATGGAGTATTGCACCTATGTAGAGGGAAAAGGTTACGACGTGGTTAGTAGTGGGTTTTTGAAGGCAGAATCAGAAGCAAGAAAAATATAAAATATGGCAGTATCGGCAATCAATATAAAGGCTAACGCCCAAGAGGTTATTAACCTTAGGAAGAGGATGGAGGAGCTAAAGGCAACCTTGCAAGGTATGAGAAGGCAAGATAATACTAGACTATATGATAGGCTTAATAATGAATTGCAGCAATCAACCATCAGATACAACAAGTTAACGACTGAAATACAGCAATATGTGTCGCAGCAAAACAGGGCATCGAAAGCTACCGATAACGCCTCCAATAGTTTATTGAATTATATTAAAAAAGGTGCTGCTTTAGCCGGTATTACCTTCGGGCTGGATAAGATAAAAGATTTAGGATCGGAAATCATCAATGTTCGTAATCAGTTTCAACAACTGGAGATTGCTTTCGGCACCATGCTGAAAAGCGAAGAGAAAGCAGCCGTCTTGATGAAAGACCTTACTAAGTTTGCCGCTGAGACTCCATTCGGATTGCAATCGGCAGCATCAGGAGCAAAACAGCTTCTTGCTTACGGCTCAACGGCTGAAACTGTCATTAAAGAGATGACTATGCTCGGAGATGTGGCAGCCGGTACAGGTCAACAATTAAATGATCTTGTTTACTTGTATGGAACACTAAGAACGCAGGGGCGCGCTTATTTAATGGATATCCGCCAGTTTGCCGGGCGCGGTATTCCTATTTATGATGAATTGGCAAAAGTTCTCAGTACTTCGAAAGATAAAGTAAATGATTTTGTATCTGCCGGTAAGGTAGGATTCAAGGAGATTGAGCAGGCTTTCAAAAACATGACAGCTCAGGGCGGCTTATATGGAGGATTGATGGAGCAGCAATCTGCATCTATCGGGGGTCGATTGGAAGCTTTAAAAGATAATATAGATTCTATATTTAATCAGATAGGGAAAGATAGCGAAGGTATTATTTACAAATCTATAGATGGCATAAATACTCTTGTTGAAAACTATGAGAAAGTTGGTAAAATATTAGTCGGATTAGTTGCCACTTATGGAATATATCGTACAGCATTAATCGTAAATGCAATAGCTACTCAGTCATTAGCTACAACACAATTCCAATTAGGGGCTGTACTTGCCAGAGTGCAAAAAATATGGCAAGCTGTTACTGCGACAATGTCAATAAATCCGTATGTATTAATGGCTACGGCTATAACTGGATTAGTTGTTACTGTATGGGCACTTAATGATGCAACTACAGCTCAGGAAAGTGCTCAAAATAATCTAAACAAAATAGTAAACGAAGCTAAATCAAAAAAAGATGAACTTGGAAGTAAATCTTCTGAACTAATCAATATTATAAATTCAGAAACTAAATCTATACATGAACAAATACTCGCTTATAAAGAATTACAAAAAGAACATCAAAAATATTTAGGGAATAAATCTTTTTCAGAATTTAAGAATCTGTCTTTAAAAGAACAGCAACAGATAATAGATCAATCTGCTTTTGAGCTATCAGGGGATGTTATAAATGAAACTATAACCAAATATACTCAAATACTGGATAAACTTAGCACGAGTAGCGGAACAGGATTAAAGGGAGTAAACGAAAGTGTAGCTGTCTTAAAAGAAATAAGCAAAGAACTTGAGATTGAAGGTGCATCAGCCGAATATGTAAGAAATACGTTAAGAAATACATTAAAATTATTGAAAGATGAAAAAGACAAAAGAGAAGAAGCCAGAAAAGAAGCTGAACTTATGTCTTTGCCAGAATACGAGCGAAAAAAAGTACTTGAAGAGCAATTAAAAAAACTAGAGGATCAAAAATCATTAATTGAAAAGCAGATACCACAAATAAGTAGTGTTAAAGATGAATGGAATAAATTCAATCCGTTATTTGTGACTCTGAACAATCAGTTGGGTGACATTTTATTTAAAATTGAAGATACAAAAAATAAACTTTCGAATAAACCTGTTACAAAAAATAAATCTTTTTGGGAGAAAGAGAAAAAAGATGCAGAAGATGCTCTAGCGCTAATGGATGAAACCGAAAAGGGCTCAAAAGAATGGAAAAAACAGGTAAATAAACTAAATACATCAAAGGTAAAATTAGGTATTTGGGATTTCTCTGGTAAATCTCAACGATCCGGGGAATCTGCCGCAAAAAAACGTATTGAGGCTCAACAATGGCTATTAAACAAACAGAAAGAGTTAAGCAATGAACAAATAAAAACTTCTTTAGAATTGGAACAAAAGCAATTGGATGTTGAGCAAGACAGCTTCGATAAACGGCGAAAGCAAAATGAACTGAATCATAAAAAAGAGCTTCTTTCTATAGCTGAATTTGAAGCCAATAAATACAAAGCACAACAGGAGACAGCTAAACAAATATATGTGAGTGAAACAGGATCAAGTGAAGGTTTTAATTTTGCTACATTTGATAAATCTAAGTTACCATCTGAACTTAGCAATGAAGCTCTAACAACGCAGGTTAATGCATTAAAAGATGTTGCTAAAAAATCGTATGCCAACGCGAACAATGAGATATCCAAAGAATATAATACATTCATTCAGGAAGAACGTTTGCGCTTTGCCTCACAGTTACAACAACAGATCGCTGATATAAATTCTCATTATACCGAACGATTAAAACTTGTTAAAAAAGGCTCTGAGGACGAGAGGTTATTGACAAATAATAGGGATAAGGAAGTTCGGCTAGTAAGGCTTCAATCTACTCAAAAACAACTTGAATTTGAAGCGCAGTACAATCAGAAATGGCAGGATTTAATAAATGATAGATATGTATTTGAATCAGATAAGCAGGCAGCATCCCTAAAACAGCAAATATCTGACCAAAAAAAGATATTTAATAATCTTGAAAAGCAGGTATTCCAAGACCCAAATAATGATGAATTAGCCAGACAATTAAGGGAAGCTTACATCCAATTAAAGATTTTAAATAAAGAATTAAAAAAAACAGAGGGTCAAAAATTAAGAGAAATAGCAGATATAGTTTCTGAGGTAGCAAATTCTTTAGGTGAAATTACTGGAACTGATTTAAGTATATTAAGTGATGCTGTATCAGGTATAGCTTCATTTGCTTCTGGCGACTATTTGGGGGCAGCTTCTGCAGGACTAAGCATCGTTTCAGGATTTATATCCGGAATACTTAATAAGGGAGAACAAGAAGCTCAAATCAAGCGTGAACTGCTAAAACTGCAGCAAGAATATAATATTTCGCTGCGCCAGCAGAATTACGACCTGATAAGCTCAATAGATTATGCCCGTGCCTTCCGTGATAATCTGGAAGCATTGTATTGGCTGGTTGAGAAAGGTTTTATTTCTGATACGGATTATACGGTATGGGAGGCTCTGAACAGGCAATCGGAGGTTCTGGACGAAAATATATTAGCTGCACAAAAAGATTTTGATAATCTGAATAAAAAAGCAAATGATATTCTGAATGGAGCATATAATGATTTTGCAGACGGTGTTGCAGGAAAAATCGGGAATTGGGGCAAAACTATAGTCCCTGTCCTTAAAGATTGGAAAAATGGCACAATAGATACTACGGAAGCCTTAAGAAGACTTTCTGCTGCAGGAGTTTCAGGAGTTGGTGATTTGGCTGAACAATTAAGCAGCGCAAAAGACGAAACTCTCCAATTAGGAGAACAGATTGTTGAATTAAGCCAGCAGATGGATGAGTTTGCTACAGGTAATTCGTTCGATGGATTTCTCGGTGATGCTATGTCGGCCATTGAAAGCATGATGATGGGGGTTTCCGAATTGGGAGACTTTACGGAGGATACGCTAAAAAAGGCTGTATTGTCTTCATTTAAATATAAGATTCTTGCAGGTGCGTTAGAACCATTATATGATAAACTCACAGATATATTCCTTGTTGATGAAATAGATAAAAATGCAGTAAAAGACTGGAGTGAAGAATTCAATAAGGTTATAAAGGAAGCTAGTGATAAATTAGGAATTACTTTAGATACTTTAGGATTAGATTTAAACGACAATTCAACATCTCAACAAGCATCATCCGGAAGATTTGAAACGATGTCACAAGATACTGGAGACGCTTTAGAAGGGCGTTTCACAGCTATGCAAATGAGTTTAATATCCATAGATGAAAATGTAAAACATATAGCCCAATGGAACCAACCTGTCAGCGATAAGTTAAGTTTTAGTTCTATGTCAGTCCCGATGCTATCTTTAAATGAATCTTCTTTACGAATAGAACGTATGATAGAGGAAAACAGAAATATTGCTATTAATTCTTATTATGAACTAAAAGACATTAACACTAATACCAAGCAGTTGTATGATATCAATGATAAGATGGGTGAACTAAACAAAAAGCTTAATTAGTCATGAGAAAAGACAATCTATTATACATAAACGGAAAAGATGCCTGGCTAACATGGTCGGCCATGCTGGTTGATGATTCGTATGATAATTTACTTCTTCCTGCTGGACAAAAAGCATATATAGAGAATAATTCACGTAGTCAGTCAGGAAAACAAATCTTTTTCTCGAATCCAAAGCAAGCGGATCGGAATGTACAGCTTATGTTTTGTATAACCTGTGATTCAAAACAAGATTATTTTAATAAATATCATTCTCTTATAGCCGAAATGAGAAAAGGATTATTTGAATTGAAGGTAATTCCTCTTTCGACAATTTATAGAGTTTACCTGCCGGAGAATGGTTTTTTAAGCCTTTCATCCGGAATCGGATTTCGTGAAGGCAAATTTTCTGTACGGTTGAATGAACCCAATCCGGCCAACAGGCAAAGCACCCTTCTTACGGCTTATGTATTATCATCCCTTGGCAAAGTTCTCACATTACAAGGTAAAATATTAACAACAAAATAGAATAATAATATGGTAACAAATATTGAAAATCTGGAATTTAAGGAAATCACAGACATAACAATTACCGAACAAAAAGAAGGATTTCATGCTATTGGCTATGATAGTGTCGGAAATGATAAGGCTTATCCATTAGGCAATCTTATAACAGAAGATGAGGTTGATAAAAAGCTAAGAAGTAAAGCCGAAAACAAAGAATTAGAAATTGTACGAAAAGATATTAACACATTAAAATCGACCAAAGCCGACCAATTTGCATTAAACACAACCAATTCGGAAGTAGAAGATTTAAAAGAGGGAAAACTTGATAAAACTGAATTTGAAGATTATAAAGACACAAAACAGCACGATAAAGGATATTTTTCTACAGAAGAGGCATTGATAGAAGCGCATCCATCTCCTGTTGCTGGGGATAATGCTAATGTAGCAGGAATCATGTATGAATGCAAAAGTGATGGAATATGGATTAGCACAGGACAAGCAGCCCCTACCCCTGAGTTATACTTAGGGGAATATGTAAAAAAAGAAGATATAGATTTACAGGCTTCACAATGCTTACGTATTATATCGAATAGTGAGTATCTTTTTGCTATCATAGACGCTTCAACGGCTATTCTTTGCGGTTTTCGCCGTAACGGAGAAATCTATGTCGCCAAAGGCATGCCCGAAGATACCAAAGCAGCCCTTAAGCTAAAACTTAACTATACAGATGTTGTAAAC